TACATTAGTAAAAGTCCCTGCTGGGTCAGTACCCAATTCAGTTTCAATTGCAAGTAAAGCTCTCTTAATCTGTTTAATATACTCTGCACTTACAGATAAACGAATTGCCTCACCATTAGTATGACCAATAGAAAGGCTGCGCTCAACTGTAAAGGTCTTAGTAGCAGGTACTGATGATGTAGCAAAAACTACTTCACCAGTATTAAAAACAAGAAGGGTAGGAAGATTAATATTATCAATAGCCTCATCTACCTCAACAGTAGTATCGGCTAAACCCATATCAGTAGCCAGTGTTAAAGTAATCTGGTCAACAGGATTACCAAACAGGGTATCGTCGTCATCTAAGCTAGCTGGATAATTAACAGCACTTGGAATTGTCATTTGTTACTCCTATTAAAAGTCAACGCTTATTTTCAAGCGTACTTCTGATTTTTCTCCATTTGAATATGTTGCTATTACAGAAAGAACATGTTCACCTGTAACAGAAACAGGGCCTAATTGTACCTGAACAACATTGTCAACGATACCACCCACAACCGGAGTTGTTGGTGTACCGGAAGGTGGAATATGTGTAGCTGTGGCAGATGATACAGTAACTCCTGTCTGCAGGTCAAGTGTAAAGTCAACACCCCACTGACGTATTTCTGCTTTAGATTGGTGTTTATCTAGTATTATTATTTGAGACATTTCAACTCCAATTAATTATTAAAATGTTGGTCTTCTACAACTATATTGTTTCTATTAGCTTGCTCTACTATATCTACAATTGAAAAGTCAGGTGTAATTACTTGTCTCTTTATGGGCTTTATTACCCCCCTACCCTTAACCCTAACCCCATCCTGCTGACCAAGCAAAAATAGAGCGTGCATTATTTCCTCAAACCCTATTGTAATCTCACCAGTTACAGCATTAATATTGTAACTTGTGAGTGGTATGTACGACAAAAGTGCATCAACAAATTCTACACCAAAGCTACTCTTTATAGCTGACAAAAGTCTGTCAACATTGAATGTAGTACCCTGCCCACTAACAGTAACTGCACCAACAGCAGATAATAATAACCTATTGGATTTCAATCCAGTAGTAAGACCAGAAATAGATGTGTTATATTTACTTATGTTTAACATTCTGCTGGCTTGTAGCCCAGTGTCCTGTAAACCAAGGGACAGCTGAGACAACACTGCTGGCATATATCTTCCATAAGACAGCAAGTTATTTTGCATTGCTACTATGGCATTGTATACATCTGCAATAAGTGTTTGATTACCAAGCTTTAAAATACCAACAGCAATACCACTTAACACAAGAGAAAATACATCTGCTGTTAATACACGAGTCCTATCAAACAAAGATACTTTACCACTAATTAATACTGACACAGTTTCTGGGGATAGTTTTCTTCCAGCAAGTATGCCTGTACTAAGAGCATCAACCACAATGCCAGCCACGGTAGTAGCTAGTGCATAATCCCTTATAAAGGTACTATTTATTCCACTATAGGTATAGGTTTGTACAACCGCCTGCAGTAATCTGTCTGCATGTAGGCTGGTTGCTGGGTTGCTTGTTGAGAATGTGGTAACAGTAGGTGAAAATAGTCTAGCATAAATAAGTGCAGCATCAATAAGAGCCATTGATAGGGCATTAGTAGAGGCATTTAATATCGCCTCTGAGCTGAAAGATATACCAATTCCAGACACCAAGAAGTCTAATACTGCTGCCGTTAATATTTTTTGTTGCAGTAATTCTACTGCTTGACCAGCCATGGATAGCTCACCAGTATTTACTGATACCATTCTACCACGGAAAAGTCCAGTATTAATTCCAGATAATGATAAAGATAAACTATCAATAGTTGTTAATAATCCACGATAAAAATCAAGTTGTTTTCCAGAAAGGTTTGTAGCATTTACTGTAGTAGTTAGTTGATAGGTGCGTGAAAGTAGATTATTAATTCCTTGCACAGAAAAAGCCCCAACACCAGCATCAATAGCTTTACCAATAGCAAACAGTAAAGCACTACCAGACATACTGAAAGTTGTAATATTGGCATTAAAAGTTTTATTGTGTAATAATTCACTGACTATTCCATTCAATGTCAGTGCACCAACAACAGCATTAAGAGGATGATTATTAATTAGTTGTGGAGGAATACCAACCAACTCGATGTTAAGAACGTCTGTAGACAGGTATTTATTATACAAATAACTATTAGATATACCAGAAAGTGATGCCTCATATAGCTCGGCACTAATTAATGCTGAACGAAGTAACTCTATTGTTTTTCCATCATGTACAATAGTACCAACATTAGTGTTTAACTTAGAGTTCTTTGCAAATTCAGAGCTTTTTAAAGACAATATTAACTCTAACACAGCTGTTGGTATTGCCCGCTGTGTAGTAAATATACTAGATACTGGGTCTATTAAAAAGCTGCCGGTTGTTATATCAAAAAGTATACCTTTATTAAAGGATACAACTTTACCATCTAAGGTATATTCCTTGTTTGGTGTGGCATCAAGCTTACGACCATATAGTAGTGAGACACCAATACCAGATAGAGACAGGGCTTTATTTGGTGTGGCATCTAATGGTGTATGTCCAGTATCTGCTAAATCAAAAGAGTATACGGATGACCACTCCCCAAAAGTATTGCTCCCGAAAGGGTCTTTTGCTCTTACTCTCCAATAATAGGTATCTGGTACTGTTAAGTCTGATTGTACAGTATAAGTCTGTTCAACACCAGAGGCTGTCGGGTGTGAAGCTCCAGCTGAAAAACCTGTATGCTCATCTGACACAGCACTAATAATAGTACCAACACTACAAAAACTTAGCAATTTAGTACTTGAAGTATAGGTTTGAACACCATTACTAAAATTGTCTGCTGAACGAAAAAGAGATGCTACACTAGTAGTCCACGCTGTTGTGGATTCAATAGACCCACTAGTGTAGTATATTCCCAAAATATCTCCAACTTCTGCAGTAATACTTAAACCTGTGAATCTCTGTTTACTTCCAGCAGTAACAGTCCCTAATGAGGCAAAACTTCTACACTGCCAACTTGTTCCACTTCCATAAAAAGTTCCAACTTTAACACCTGTCATCTCAAGAGCAGCAAAAATTTCTACGACTGTTATTGTTCCAGCAGTTGATACAGGATTAATGGTATTTAATCTTGTTAGTGATGCACTTGACGTTGTATCACCATCTATTGCTGGAGAACCAGTAACAACACCAAGACTATCAAAAGTATTAACAGTATCAACCTGTATTTCATAATCAATTGTATCTCCTGATACTGTTAAAGTATTCCACAATATACCTTCCCCTATATTATCCCTGAATACATAGTCTATATATGTATCTGTATCTGTACCAGTAAATTTTAAATCTGGGGTAGTATCGGTAATCTCTTGTGTATTTGTAGGAGTATTTAAAGCTACTGTAGGACGAGCATTAAAATTTGCATATGTAGACCATCTAGCTCTTGCATAACTAAGTGTGCCTGTTTCTAAAACAGTTTTTGTAGACCAGTTTACTCCACCGTCTGTTGAAACCTGATATACAATATCCTGTGCACTATCTGTATAAAAAAGATATAGTCCTGAACTTCTCCACAGTATTGAGGGGTCACCACCACTATTAGTGGTTAGTCTCTGAGTAGTTCCATTATAGACCATTACTTTTCCATCACTGTCCAGTCCAGCAACGTAAATATTATTTAAATTATCTACACAAATAGAAGTCCTACCAGAATTAAGAGCAGAAGTATCTAAGACTATCAAAGTAAATGAAGTGGCATCATTTAAATTTCCAACAGCTCTACAAAGTTCAGAGTTTTCAGAATTTGTATAAGAGATAACAGGTATATTTTCATTTGTAATAGCTATATCTGGATAAGTACAGTCTAGATTTGATGTTTGTCCTTCAACTTCAACACCCGAAGTATTCCAAGCTCCACCTATTCTGTTATTATATCTAACAACCTTACCAAGTGAGCCTGCGTTAGCTTCCACACCCACATAAGCTATATGAGGAATATCATTACTATCAATGGCAATTGCTGTATACAGCGTAACAATAGAAATAGATTGAACGCCTAAGTCAGCATTTATTGTTTCAGCACCAGCAAATACATCTGTGTTTGTATTAAAAGTTATATATTCCAAATCATCAGATTTAGAAATATATTCCATAAAAACTATATGAATAATTCCAGTAGAGTCAATAGCGGCAGACACTGACCCATAGGTAGTAGCATCGGGGTTATTGGCAGTATCTTGTTCTGTCCAAGAAGTTGGGGTTGAAGAATTTCCTTTCCATACTTCTATAGAACCATCAGTAGCATCAACAAGAACTACATATGGAATACCAGCAGATGTTCTTACACATACACGGTTTCCATTATCAATATTATTATTGTTTGCACTAGTTACTTGCACAGCAGCCATTATTACTTCCTATAAATTGTTGCCATTTTATCAGCATTTACAAAAATAGTACCTTTTTTCCAAGCAAAGGTATCTACAAAGGTTTGTATTGGCATAACATTGTAATACAGGGGGTTATCTCCCTCCCAAACAGAGTGAACTTGTTGAACTGCAATTCTATTCATCTGTGTTACCATACTGGTAATTTCAGCATTGGTAAAACAGGATAGAGTTCTCCTTGAAAATAATAAAGCAAATTCTCTATTAGAATAGTTAGATAGATAAGTTCTGGCATCTGCTACTGTTAAGTATGGTTTAATGTCTTCCCTAGCACAACTTATTGCATATTCTGAAACATCAATACCGTAAGCATTTACCCCCAAATCTCTTAAGGCCTCTACAATAAACCCTTTAGCACAACCAATTTCCAATACTTTTTTATTTTGAAGAGAGTGGTCAATATTATATCTCAGTGCCATGTCTTTCCAAAATTCTCCAGTAGATTGTTCTGCTGGAACATAATCACTACTCACTCTTTGCCACCTATTATAAACAGTATAGCCAGCATTATGTGAAAGAGTTGCTAGTCTCCCATCAAAATAACTTATATCATATTCACTAGGCTGTAATACAGGCATGTCTTATCTCCAAAATTCTATTTTATATGAAATTCTCCGCAAAGCTTGTGACTATGCGGAGAATAGTATAGTACTTTCCTACTAGGTTTTATGATTACTATACATATACATAATAATTATGTTATAGTAAGCACACCGTTAGCATCATCAAAGTTAATAGTAAGTGTTTCACCAGTCAACAAGGTAATGCTTGAACCATAATCATAATACCCTATTAGTGGGTCTGCTGGTGAAGTAGGAGTATCATTATAGAGAATAATATACCTAAATGGCCCAACTGAGCCACCTGAGGCTGTCAAAACCAAGTCAGCTAGAGTTAACTTGTATACACCACCCGTTTGTACAGAACCAGATATTGTTGGAACACGGGCTGAACAGTTTGCATAAGACACTTGTGATGTCAAATCTGCTAAAACTGCATCAAGTGATGCACTTGGTGCATCATTAGATAAGGCAATTGTTAAAGCATCTGCCCCCAAGTTATGAACCTTTTCAGCCAAATGTTCAGTAAAAGCTTCAAATTTTACAAAAGCTGCCATTATAATCCTCCGAGAATTATTTAATAAAAATCAAGTTATTGAGGAATAATCCTCAGTCAGTATCTACAATCATTTTATTACATAGTTGGACATAATTTAATTATATTATATTAATAATATTTGGTATAAAAGATGGTTTAGCATAGATAACAAAAGCACTCATCCCAATCCACGATGTTCCAGAAAGGGTAAATCCCATGGTTTCTGTTTCTGCTGTATGTTGCATATATGAACAACTAGAACCAGCAAAGTTTCCTCTATATTCTGTGAGGTCTATTTGTGGGCTGTCACCAGTTGACCCAACATTATTATAAGACCCCATTTGTAAAAAGGATACACCGTTCCTTGTATTTAAACCAGTCATTGTGACATGTGGAGTAGTATCCGTTGCCTCATCAGTCATTGAGCTTACTGCAGAAAAAGTATTACTTCGGTCTTCGCCAGACCAATATGTAATAGTAAATGCTCTATACCCACCAGAGGTAGTTAAAGCAAAAGGAACTGAACCTATTGGTGGGTCAAACATATAAAATACATGAGTAAAACCATGATTTTGTGGTATAGACAAACTTCTATATAAATAGGTATCATATATAGAAACACCATTAACAGTCATACCAGTTATCTGACCCATAGCATGAACAATTAATAATGTTGTACCAGAAGGTATAACTATTGTTTTGCTGCTTGAGTTATATGCACCGTCGTGAGACAATAAACTTATTGGCATGTATTCTCTTTCATTAAGGTAACTGAAAACCAAAAGTAACTATAAGCCCTTTAGGAGCTGTAGTGCTTTTAGCATCAACATCTATTCTAAGTAAATCATAAGCAGCAACATCATCATAAGTACCATTTATCACGGCTGGTGTTACCGCTGTATCAGAACCAGTCTCGGCAGAGTCAATTGTTATCTTTGTTGACAACATATCAACGGCATCAGTTACATTAGCAATCTGAATATCTGTAGTATTTGTTGTTCCTGCTGTAATTACTTTTGCATGAACACTTACTAAATTCATACCAGCCAGAGCAGGAGGCACAACAAAATATGCTTTACCATCACCAGTTTCTATGTCACTTGTTGCCAAAAATACAGCTATCTGAGCATATCTAATACCAAGATTACTGCCGGCTAAGGAGTCTGGACTAATCGCCCTTCCAGTGTCTGTTCCAGTATCTATCTCAGATGCTATGGCTATTTCTACTTTACCAGCCACAGTTGTGCTTGCAGCAGGGGTTGGAACATTAACACCAGCATCTGCCAAAGCAAGGGGTGTTGCAAATTTAGTATTGTTTGTACCAGCTGTAACTTCTGCGCCTGTGGCGGCAGAAGATGGTGTTAATGCCATATCACTCTCGTATGCACCATCCTTAACACGAACATGCACAGCCTGTGATGTGTCATCAAAGTATAAGTTTGCATAACCATCAACGTATGCTGGTGGAGAAACAACAATACCTAAAGCAAATTGGTCTGATGAAATACCATTGTCATCTAGTGATGTACTGCCGCCGGCTGTCTTAATCTGTAAACCATTGATAGCATCATACATAAAGTATCTATTAACATCACCAACACCAATACCATATTCGTCTGTTGCTATTCCAAGAAAGTTAGCTAGCCTTCCAATACGAACAACATCCTCTAATTGATTATAATCTGCACCAAACCTACGAGTAACAGCAAAATATGGGCCATAGTTACGGTCTCCCTCAATGGTCATAAAACCACCGAGAGCAGAGTAACTACCACCACCGAAACCGAGTGCTCCGAACCCGTTGTCTGGGTCACTGAACAGAGAGACCGCTTCAACGCTGGTAGCAGTACCCTTGCGAACAGCTGTCTCGCCAACATAGTGGATAGCCCCACCTATACCTTCTAGGTCACGGGATACAATATATTCAAAGTTATCCCCAACAATAACAGGGTCACTTAATATTTGAATCCATTCACTCCTATCACCCTGTATAAACTGAACAAAGTCATTCCTTAAGAATGAGTCTTCTTTAAAATATACTGTTGTTGTTGTTGCATCTATCTCTACTGCTACTACAGCACCATCTGTGAATATCTGCCGACCTGACACAGCGCTGGCTAGAAGTTTCTGATATACAACAGAAGTAATTCTACCACGAACATTTACATTTCCAAATTCAGCAAACCCACTTTCATCTAAGTGCCAACCCTTCTGTTCGGCAACATAGTTATTACTTTCTAGGTTACCATAGATGTTAGCCCCGTGAATTGTTGTAGTACCATCAGTAGAAATTCTAAATGGGGCTGTGGCAGCAGTTTCGTTGCCAGCCCACATTCTATAATTTGGGTCAGTAGCACTTAGTGTAACAGAAATATCTCCACGACCAACCTTTAAATAAGAAGTTGGTGTGTTATCATCATACAGTAATATAGCAGGTTCTGTAGCAATTACTTCACCGAGCTCAAGAGATGCTTTATCTGCATCGGCATACATTGATAAGTTATGTGGAACGGCTGTGAATTTCTTTTCATCTGGTAAGAACATCCAACCTGCTGACCTGTCAACAAGGTGAGTAAACATCCAGTCACCAGTGATGATTTCATCCTGAGCACGTTGAGCATAGTGTGGGTGGTCATCTGCGTCCAAAGATAACAAGTCGCCATGGGTTACTTTGCCACCACTGCCAGCAACGCCAGTGTGGACATGTGTACTTAGGTCAATACCATCAATGGTAGCTCCTGCTATAACGGCCATGCTACCATTAAGTTGTCGTGTACCATCAATTAATAGTGCTTCGGCATATACAGAAGATGGATACTGAGCATTCACATCAAGAGCTAGTAATGTTTCTGCAACAGGTAATGCAGATGCTCCAAAACCCTGTACAGTTTCAGCATCAAGGGTTTCTCCACCACCACCACCAACGTCTACTACAATTTCACGTGCATAAATAGTGTCCCACCTCTGAGTAGGAGAACCAAGATTATAATCCTCTGTAGTGGATGGTAATATATGACCAGTTACAGCTCCACCATCTTTTGATAGGAAGTATGCTTTTAGTTGATTAATCTCTGCTGTACTAATTGTCATAATTATCTCACAGCGGCACTACTCATGCCAAGACGTGCCATTAGAATATCCATAGCTAGATTCTTGCGCCCAATCTCAAGAGACACAGAGTTTTTGTCTGCATTATATTGTGTTCTGCTTATAAATGCCATGGCTGAATCAGCACCACCACCACCGTCAACCAGTTGTGACACTGTTGCATCATAGTCATTTACTCTTAATTGCTGTCCTGCTCTAATCATGTATGGATAATCTCTACCACCAGCTTTGTTATACACACTGCCGGCAACACCTAACGTAGACGACTGTGTTGGTCTTGCATAACTGTTAATAGCAAGAGCACCCATAACAAGAGCAATATCTTCAAACGCTGCTCCGATATTAAGGCTACCCTCACGAGTACCAAATAATTTTTGACTTGTAAGGTCTTCAAACCACCCAGTAAATGTAGCCCCAATATATGGGTCGTCATACAATACCTGTATTTTATTAAATAGGTCTTTACGAGAACGGCTTAGTGATAGTCCAGAGCTATCAATAAAGTCTGCTGTCCTAACCTGCCAGTCTGGTTCATCACTAACTAGAGGTTCTGCAATTAGATAAGCTCTCCTATTTTCCCATATAGCAAAGTATAGTGGTACAGGATTAATACCATCATCACCAAACTTCAACACAGCCTCTATTGCATCTTTTAATTTTGCCTCACCAGTGAAATCTTGTGGGGCAACATTTGTAGTTGTTACTTTTATTTGTGTTACATCAGTAGACCACTTAGTTGCTAATTGAACGGTCTCTGTTACAATCTCACTAATTGATTTTGCTGTAGAGGCAGGATATATTATTCCATGAAACAAGTCATTAGAGTGGGCATAATATCCTACTATGTTCACCTTAACACCGTTGGCAGCAGCATCCGTGTTGTCAATGTAGCCTTCATACACACGCCTGCCTAAGTGGTCAAAAATAACAACATGGTATCCTAAGTAGTCTCGATACCATCTAACAGCATTCCAGCCACCTACGTGTACTGTAAATGAGCCAACGCCAAAACCACCACTCATAATGGTCTCAAACTGTAGACCACTATGTAGGCTGGTGGCTTCAACGAAGCTTTCAGGTGACTCATCATAAGAGCTGTAAATTGCAATTATTAGATTCATAATTTATGACATTGTGTTGAATACAGGAATAGTATAAACTTGTACCTTAAGTTGTCTTGTAATGTCAGAAGTTTTGGCTGTTCCTTCCATCAAGAAATATATACGCTGCTTTACATTTGGGACTAATCTAAGTCTTGGCATAAGACCAAAAGGTAAGCCTGTTTTCTTGGAAGATGAGTTAATGTGGTAAACGGTATCTGTCCAGCCATCATCTACAACATAGTCAAATTGAGTAGCACCAGTATTTCTAAAATCAATTACCCTATACCCACCATCTTGTGGCATAAGGCACAAGTAATCTAAGGCTATTGTTGTTGTTCCTGCAGTAGCCCTTACTCCTTGGATTTCAATGGTAAGCCCAGCAATATCCGTAAGCGAGCCAACAAGCCAAGGTGGTAGAAAGAATGTCCCAAAGTCAAAGAGTTCTGTTGTTGAGTCAAGAGGTCTTCTCCACTCACCTTCATACATAACTGCAGAACCATACAAGATACGCACTCTGTAGTTGGCGGCATTGTCCCAGTGTGTAGATAATTTAGCCCTGCCAAATATTCTAAACGGGCCTTTCGTAGCTTCTGTTTGTGCATTAGTTAATCCCCACTGTATTAGTGCTTGTTCTGTTGTACCAGAAAACACTAAGTTAGTATATGTATCACCAGACGCATCGTCCGGCTGTGAAGTAGGAGTAGCCGAAGCTATTACAAACGTAGCATCATCATCTTCAAGAGTGTGTACAAAAGTCTGGTCTCCCTTACGAACACCCATATAAATCTTTGATGTCTTTTCTGCCTCTCCTGACTCTGCTTTTAAAATTAATTTAGTAAGAGCTGGGTAATCACCATCAACATCAGCTGCATCAATTTCTATCCAGTTTTGGTGGGTAGCTCCGTCATTGTGATTAAAGACAACCACACCTCCGGTAACTTTAGCTGTAGCTGTATTAGACACGCCTATCTCTGTTGGAGACCCACTCACAGGGGATGTCTTATAAGTAAATGGAAACACTGTCAATGATAATTCCATATCAAAGATAATATATTCCCCGCTTGAGTTTGTCTGATGCACTTGGTCTACAGACATAACATCTTTAGGCCAGTTTATTTCACCATCAATAACCTCAAAATATGTAGTTGTGGAAGAGCCATCCCAAGCATACTGTAGTTCAACCCTAGTACCAACCTGTTCTATAGAACGATTTCTTGCATTTTCAATAATTCTTTCTATGGCACTTACCTTATCACCAACAGAATCACGTGATGAACCTGTAACCCTGAATACAATATTAATCTCCCTGTTATTAAATGTGGATGCAACAAGACTAGAACCACTAACATAAATAGAATCACCACCCCATATTTGTTTCTTCTTTGGGGCAGAAATAGTTAGACCACCATCAGCAAGACTATATCCTGCTGCCTTGCTGATGAAGTCTATTGTTGTTGTACCATCATATAGTTTTAAAATAAACGCCATAGTTACTCCTAGTATCCGTTTCGTGCTCTAGCATTTTGTTCTAACATGCGTTGCACAGCAGCAGCAATTGCATCAATATCTTCACTACTACGAACTGCATCACGATGAACATTAATTGTTGAACCATTATTATAGTTAGATGTACCGCCGCCAGCAAGTAGCGGGTCAAGTGGTGAGAAACCCATGGCTAATGACATCATACTTGCCTCAACATCTCCACCAAATTTACGTTCTCCAGCATCAACACCACCTGCAAAACCTTCGGCTGTGTAAGCACCAATTTTAGCAAATACCTTAGAAGGTGAACTAATACCAAGAAGTTTCTTTGCTGCATCAATAGCACTTTGTACAGCCCCAACAACAGAACTTATGATGGCTTGTACCTTCTTGTGAATACCATCACTTAAACCAGACATCAGGTCTGAACCAACAGACACAAACCTATTTCTAAAGGCAATTAATCCTTGTATCATATTGTTCATGTATGTATTAAAAGCTGTTGGAATAGCCCTAATTTTATTAACAAGATTATCAAAGAATTCTTTTCCAGCACTACCAGCTTTTGCTACCAAATTAGACAGTAATGATATTACTGATGAAACCATACCAGTAATATACCCTAGAATAGTTCCAACCAGTGTTTGTACCACTGCTGCTATAGTAGCCCAAATACCACTAAATACAGTGCCGAGACCACTAAACATTGTCTTTAAACCATTTATGGCATTTGTAAAATCTCCAGTAAATATTCCAACAATAAACCCTACAACTGCCGCAACAAGACCCTGAATAAATTGTATCACACCAGTAAATATTTGTATGATACCAGATATAACATTTACTATACCAGTAATAAAGTTAACAACACCTGTTACTATTCCTGTTATTGTTGATATAAAACCAACAACAAAAGCCCCAAGTAAGAAAACTAAAACCTTACCCACTATACCTGCTACTATACCAATCACCATTCCAAGTGTCTCAAACATTGGCATAGCCGGAGCAAGAGCCATCATTAATCCATCCCAAGCAATAGCTAAAGTTTCTAGTGCTGGAATTAAACCAGTAGTAAAAGCTTCCTTTATGGGTAACAAAGCTTCACCAAGAGTAACCAACCATTCTGGTGTTTTTATCTCTGGGAATTTAAATTCAGGCATTTTAAATGCACCAAAGAAATCAGTAATCTTTGTCTTCCATAATGGTATTGTCTCATTAAAGAAAGTGTAGGCTGGAGCTAACTTTCCACCAGCAGCAAACACGTTAAGAAACTCTTCTGGAAGAATTGCTTCACCGTTTTCATTTACCATAAATTCAGCAGGAACTTCTAAAGGCTTACCAGTAATTCCTGCAACAAAGGCATCCCATAAAGCCTGACCCTTTGAGAAGCGAAGAACAACATCAAACGCAGGTAGCTCTATACCAGATAAATCTGGCTTAAGATTTCCACCACCTGCTTTAATATCAAAACCAACATCACCCATCTTGAAATCACTCATCTTATCCAAGATGTCAGCAATCCTTGAGAAGAGGTCTGCTTGTTCCTGCACAGCGGCAATCATTTCCTTTTGCCACTTCATCTGTTCTTCTAATACAGAAGCTTGTTCATCAAGAACGGTTTTCTCTTTTTCAATTTCTCTGAGAGATGTATCTCTTCCAGCCATAGCATTACGGATAGCCTCGGCTTTTTCAAGAGCACTGGCACTTGATGAACCAATACCCTCAATAGCACTCTCATAGCTCTTAAGAGTGTTCTTACGTCTTTCTTCTAGGTCGGCAAGCCTTTGCTGTACAGCATTATACTCGACCCATAACTTAATTAAGTCCTTAACGTCCTGTGTTAAGTAACCAATACCATTTAAGGCTTCATCAATCATGCTGTCACTTATTGTACCAGTCTTGTTAAAACCGTCAATAAGCTTTGCCAGAACCTCACGAGCTTTGGCAACCTTCTTTAATACACTATCCATAAGGTCATCATCAATACCACGAGTAAGCTCTTGCTCAATTATCTTACCTATATCACTAAGAACAGAGAAATCAGCCAGCTTGAACCCACGTAGATAAGATGCCATGAGAGCAACACCCCACTTATCAATAGTAGATAGTGGGCCTGTAGTAGGAGGAGAGTGTGCCTCAAAGAAGCTGGCAATAGTATTAGCTACCCAGTTAACAACCTTTACAATATACTTTATTGCTCCAGCAAGGAAACCGTTGGCATAGGAAGCAGCTAACTTAGTACCCCAGTTGGCTGCGGAATCTGCCAACTTCCTAAATACATTAGCAATAGCATTACCAAACTGTGGGAATATCTTGGCAACAGCTATAAAAGCAGCACCAACAGCTAGGATAGCTGCAGGCCAGCCCTGTAAGAAAGCAAAAAAGCCTGCACCACGAGCAATCCCAAGAATAAGTGCTTGTATAAACTCACTAAACTTACCAACAACAAGAAATATTCCCTTCCCAAGTGTTACAAAACCGCTAGCTATAAGGGTAACACCGTGAAGTATCTGACCAATGAACATTAATAGAGGCCCAATTACAATAATTAATAGGGCAACAGCTACAGCTGTCATTTTTTGAGATTGTGTAAAAGTATTAAACCATTTTACAGCAGACCTAATAGCAGGTACTAGCATCTGCACGAAGTTATTAATTAATGGAAGCAGTGTTTCACCAAGAGTAATTGCTGCATCAGACAGATTATTCTTAAGCATGCCGAGCTGCGCCTGTGTAGTGGTCATGGCACGGTTATAGTCAGTTATTAATGATGTGGCATTATCCCACTCATCATTAGCCATCTGCATATATCTTGTTAAAAGCTCTACGTTGCTTGACAGTGCCGCCACAGCCCTACCACCACGGAGGTCAAATGTATCCATGAGGGTAAGTAAGTCTTTTGCGTTGTTATCTGATTCTCTAGCAGCCTTCATAAGGTCAAACAATACATCCATAGGATTATTGTTAATCTTATCTTGAACATCTGCTATAGTATCGTAGCCTTCGTACACTTCTCTAAGAACTTCTGAAATTTTTCCAGCATTCTTTGCCAGCTTAACAAACATGTTCTTTAAAGCTGTTCCGGCTTCATCAGCAGAGAAACCCAAGCTGACTAATGCAGCACCCAATGCAGCAATAGTTCCTGATGTCTTAGCATTTTGTCCATCTAGCATACCAAGAACACTAGCAACACCTGCAAAGTCTGTCATAGACTTCATAATCTCATCTGCATTAGCAGATGACTCTTTAGCAAGCACGCTGACTACGTTGCCAAGTTTCCAGACAGCTCCGGCTGCATCTTTTAGATTCCAACCAAAAGCATTTGCAATTTTAATCATAGAGTTGGCAACACTATCCGCTTTTGAATCTGTAGCAACTGCCATCATATCAAATATCTTTGTGTATATCAACAACTCATTAGCTGTAGTAACACCAGCCTGACCAAGAACTTCCATAACACCTGTCAATTCAGATATAGGTGTCTTAGTTTGGTTTGCATATTCCCGTAATGCACCACCCAGAGACCTTATTGCCTCTGCATTTAATCCTGTTGTTCTACCAACATTAGTCATCTGTGCTTCAAAGTTAACAGCAGCAGAACCAAGTTGCTTAAAGAAAGCAATTAAAGGAACTGTTACAAAGAACATCATAGAACGACCGATGTTTGTAAAACCTTGTAACATTACTCTTAAACTATTTATAACAGTTAAAGCACCGGAGGAGAATTTAGCAAAACCAGCAGCAGTCTTTTGAAGACCAGTAGTAAACGACACAAGTCCTCTAACTGTTGATAAAAGACCAGATTGGAAAGCAGTAAGTTTAGAAGTAGCTGATACAACAGTGGATGCCACCTGATTAACTTGTGAACTAGATGTTTGACTACCAACACCAATATTCTTTAAAGCCTTACTGGCTTGTATTGCCGCTACAGCAAAACCAATAGAACCACCCTTGACAGTATCAAGGGTAGTTTTAAGTTTAATTAAATTTTTTTCTGCTTTAGCTGATGCAGTAGTAAGACTTTTCTCAAGTGTATCAGCCCGTCTGGCAATTTGGTTAATAGTCTTTAATATACTACTAGCCTCACCCATAAACTTGACTGTTACTGTTGTTTTATTTGACATTTATTTATTCCTACTTGGATATTTTGGCATCTTCATAAAGTGGGTGGTTTTTGGTTTCACCTGCATCAAGCATAACAACGACTTCACCTGACTTTACCTTACCACGTAATCCTGCAAGATTGCTCCCAGCCTGACTCTTTATCCAAGGAAGGGCACTAGCTAATTGCTTATTTAGCTTCTTAACATAATCTCCTAATGATTTACCTGTCTTCTTGTCCATTGCTGTTCTGGCAGCAGGAACAATAGATAAATACATTTGATATTTATTTATTCTGTCCTCTGTTAGTAGCTTCCAACACTCTTCTACCCATTTGATAGACATACGCTCTACATGGTCTAGTATGTCATCATCCGTAAACCCATATGCTACTCGGATTTCGTGGAGGACTCTGTACCCGTACCTTTTGTAGAGGAGCTTGAGGAGAAAAAACGGTCAAGCAATTTCTTAATTGCTGGCTGCTGTTCATAAATGGCCATCACAGCCTCTACTAGGATTGCCACATCAAAGTCCACTTCGGCAACTTCTTTTGTACAACCAATAGCAAGGATGAACAAATCAACCAAAGCATCTTCATCAAGACCACCAATGAAACCTAGAATAAACTCAAGACCACTGCCAATTCCATCTGTCTCAATCTTGCCAAGTGCATTAGAACCATACTTAGATAGCCAAGACATAAGACCAGCAACCTGACGTGCCTGTGCTCTACCAGTCTTAACTACTGGATATTCAACACCACCAACTACTACAAAACTTTTTTCTTCCATTACATCTCTCCAATTTTTTATAAAATAAAACCTCAGACTCCATAATAGAAATCTGAGGTTTGAGTTACAGAGTTATAGGTGATTACGAAACTCTTGACAGAGCACCCTGACCTTCAAAGTCAACATTCAATGTTGAGAAGTCATCAGTGTTTGTGCCGTGTTCAACAGAAGTCAAAACGGCGCTGCCTGTCCAGTATTTTGTAAGGTCTGCACGAGTGTCATAGAACCTAATTTGAATAGTTGCACCTGCCATAACGGTATCAAAGATAACGTCATTTGCATCGTCGTAGTAACCACTAAGGCTACCACTCCAACTCATCCAAGTTCTGTTCTTTTCAATCCACGCATCTGCAAGAGAAGCAACAAAAATTTTGTGCTCCGCTGTGTCCACGTTAATAGAGATTGAAAACTCATTACGTTCAGAGATTTCGCTCCAAACACTACCACCATCTGTAGAGATTTCTACTTTTGCATCAATACCAACAATTGCTGACATTTGTTATTCTCCTAATTTATTATTTTCCTCCTCTGCTCACACACAGAATGGTCTCAAAGATTTTTATTTTTCACATGATTATCTGATTGTCTTCTCACATTACTTCAATCATTTTTGTTAAGAATATGCTAGCTTTTTCTGAATACTGCATACCCGTTTTCGTCGTCTAAGCGAACAAGTTTACTCAGCAAACTGTGGCTGGCTAGTGACTGTGGTACATATAGCTTACCTATATCCCTTTCTACTAATCTGCCTGTTCGGATTTCATACACCCGCTTCACAGCCTCGATGCACCAACTTAAGCAATCTGAGATTTGTGCTTCAACCATATTAACAGGCTCAAACAAAATGCTCTTATAGAAAAAGTGTCTCCTACTATTAGCATTTCTGTTCCACACCGAAAACATCTTCCTGTCCATAACAAACTCTACAGTGGGTGCTACAGGTGAAATAACAGTCTCGACTGTTACAGATGCTTTAGTCTTTTTTGGAATAACTTCTTCCTCAGTAAAAGAAAACTCAGGAATTTCCTCGGCATCTTCTGGCAAAAAGGGAATTAACAATTCCTCTTCTTGACCCTCTTCATCAATATCAATTTTCTTTTTTGGCATTTTAATCTCCTTATCTATCTATTACTTCAACAATAAATGGTAACCAGTAAAAAGGTGTATCATTAACAGCACCACGTTCTGGTCTACCAATATCTGTAAACATTGCTTTCGGTGTTAGTCCACCAAGAGTATGATTTCCACTAGAAAATGTTGTATGTAATAGTCCAATAATATCCCTTAGGTCACTATCTATGCTATCACTTAGCTTTATTAAAAACATTCCAAGTATCGACCAAGACCATACAGCATGACTCATTGGCTGTCTTACTGTTTCCTCTCCACCATTGTAATCCAGAACACAGCCAAACCTACCATTAGTAGTAAAGATAACTTCTAGTAGTTTATCTATGTCACTGATTACACAGGTTTCATTTGTAAGAAACTCTGGAAGAGTTGATATTATTTGTTGCCTAACTGCTTCTTCAAGAACAGCATATCCAACTGTCATAATGTCTCCTATTTCTGTCCGCCTGTAGTAATATACATGCTACTAGCACCAGTTCCTCTCCTGCCTAAATAACTTGCTACTGCTCCACCAAGCTTGTCACTAGCATTTCTCATTTGTGCTTGAAAGCTATGTGTACTTTTTAAAACAAATCTTATGTAATCAAAATATGACTTACCGGTTTTCTGCATCCACCAACTTCCAGCCCGATTTGTTCCTTGAGCATATAAAGCACTTCTTATTCTATAGAGTGCTGCATTAGCCTCATCTTTTCTTGATTTAGACCTACCATATATCTTACCCCTCTTACTAGAGCTTTGTATAAAAGACATTTTGTCTCTATTTCTATCATCTGTTGATTGCGTTTTACCTAAAGATAGGCCCTTTCTTGCCGCCCATAAACGCAAGTCCTTAATATCTGGATAGGCTCTCTTACCAATACCGCCTCTAATATACCAGTTGGCTGCTTGTGAATTATCACCTTCATATATTTCCCATGCAAAAGAGCTCTGGTCTGTCCTAACCCCCCTAATAAAAAGGTTCTCGGAAGATGTATTGCTTGCACCAATTTTATATTCACCAGATTTGCTGATTGATTTCTGCATTCTTTTCAGAGCATACTCAGCAACAGGGCGTAATTTCTTTTCAGTTAACCTACTTAAATCAATTGGTGATTTAATCTTATCATACCAATCATCATAACCATCAGTAAGGCTTATACTAAATATCTTATTGTCTGCCATTACACTTTAGCCCTCACAGCTGGTCTGCGAAGAGTCTCTATCATAATCTTATTTAACTGGGAAATTAGACCTCTCTGTGTAACCTGAGACTTCTCTCCACCTTTCTGCTCAACATCTGACCATTTGATACTACTATCAGAACCGAGTTTGCGCCTGTGCTGTAACATAGCTATAATCATAGATGCAGCACAAAAATTAACATTGTAAGGAACATCAGCTACAAGCTGCCCGCTTGTATAAGATACTTGAATATTTAATTCTCCAGCTGGAAATACTTGACCAATCAATGCAATATAGGTTGGAAAGATAACGTAATCACTTGAGCTTAATTCTAATAAACCACCAGTTGTTTCTGTTGTGTTTCCAACCAGAATACTTTGAACAGATATAATGGGTGTATTCTTTAGACGAAGAACAAAAGTACCATCACCATTATAGTACTCATTAGTTATAATCTGAGATATACCCAAATATTTCTGCCCCATATATTGTTGAATAAGAGACTCAGCAAAATTAGACCACTGGTCTTTAAGCTCTCCCTCAAGCACAGGATATAGTGCCATGACATCTTCTTTACTACATAACTTCCATGCCATATTATTCTCCTAAGTACAAACTTGAACCAAATCCCTAGCTACTACAATCATTTACTGGTATAAAAACAAAGAGTGGGCATTAAGCCCACTCCAAGTTTTATTTATATAAGAGGCTTATTAGGCCAATTTTGCGTGGCGGATTACTGACACTAGGTTTGGATGAACCAAACGAAGAGCAGCGTAGGATTTCAGCATGAAGTCATAGCTATCCTTGATACGAGCAAGCTCGACAAAGCTAACCAGTCCTTGCACCTGACGACCCATATCGTCAATCATACCAACCATTGCAGCACCACGTAGTGGGTTTGCATTGATGTAGGTGATGATTTGTTCACCTGTAGCCAAAGGCTTAACGGCAACAGGAGTACGAGTACCATCATCAGTGTAGGCTTCTACAACACCATTAACAGTTCCTGCTGAATCATAGGTCAATGCAGGAATTATGTCAAGAAGACCATAAGCGCCAGCATCAACATTGCGGAAAATCATGTAAGCAAGAGCAGCGTCGTCGTGAGTCCAAGTCAAATTAATCTTGTTATTGGTTGTTTCTGTGGTATCACCATCTGCAGTGCCGGCAACTTGTTCTCCGTAGGCAGTAACAGATGCAATTTTGTACAAATATGCACCATCAGCAAGAGAACCACCAGCAGCTTTAGTACCAACCGCAGTAGGAGAAGTAGTGCTTGTGGCAGGAACAACGAAGTCAGACTCCAAGATAGGAGCTTTTCCGTAGGCAGCCATTTCAAGCTTACCGTCAGCCAACATCACAGAGCTCAAAGGCATCTGAACCTTGGTCTGGAGACCATCAACAACCTGCTTCATTCGCATGCCCATCATCCAGAAGGCAGGGTCATTACGAACACCACGGAAACCATTTGCCAAAGCATAGGCTTCATCTAGGTCAGCAAGAGAAATCTTGTCTCCACCAGCGTCAACAACATTACCAACAGCATAGGCATAAACACGTGGGAGGATACCAGAGAACTGATAAGCGTCACCAGTAAAGCCAATGTCGTTAGCAATACCAAACAGAGCAGAGAACTCAAAGATATTTGCCATACCTTCAAGAGATGCTTGCAGTTCGGCAGTTAAAGCGTCGATGAATTTCTCATCAACTTTCTGGGCAAACCCAGATACACTACCCCAGTTACGCAGGATTTTCAGTGCAACGCTCTTACGAACGTACACGCCATTCCGTGAGTTTGCAGGGGTAACTTCGCCTTCAAACCATCCCAAAGGATGTGAGGAGCGAACGGTGTATTCGTGTGTCTTTCCTTCCGCTTGAACCACGTCCAAGAGTTCCAACAGAGGCTGTAGTTTTAACAGCTCTTCGTGCAGAACAGGGTCTAGGTCATAAGGAAGCAGTGCAGCACCGTCACCAGTACTTACAAGAGCCTTACGTAATTCAGTTAAACCAGCCATGATTATTATTCTCCAATTAATTTGTTATGAGCTAAAGTGTTTAGTCAAGGCATCACGCAGAGATAAAGTTGTTCTTTGCATTTTTGTCTTGTCAAGTTCACCAGAAGGCAATTCAGTCTCTGGCAAGCTTTCTTCCCTATTTACAACAGATGTGTCAGTTTCGACATCTTCCTCGGCATCAATGCTTTCCTCGATTTGCTCTTCACCATCACTAGGTTCTTCAACCCCTTCGGAGGCCTTGGAGCTATCAATTAAAGTTTGTACCAACTCTGTTAAAGCAGCAATTCCATCAGCCAATGATTGCATTGTTGGCTCTTCCGCTGACTCGTCACCTTCTTCTGGTGCATCCTCAGCAGGCTCGTCAGCAGGGGCATCTTCCATAGGAGGGTCGCCAGCCGCTAACTCTTCCTCACCTTCCACAGGGGCAGAATTTTCGACAACTTCCGCTGTCTCAGTTTCTGTTGTTTCAAGTGAAGCTTCTACTACAATCTCTTCGACCTGTGTTTCGTCGGTTTCTACGTTTTTAACTTTCTTAGTCATATCCAGCTCCTCAGTTAGAATTGAGTCAACGCCGGATGCAAGTGCGCCGAAACCATATTGGCGAACCATAGAGCGAAGACTTTGTTCAAGATTTAATCGTGCGTCGTAGTTAGCTGGGTGGTCTACCAACGAGATTTCAGCGAGCTTGTATGCCCCGATTTCCCAGCCACCACCTGCCAACTCGGTAATATCCTTAAAGTCAATTAAAATACCAACAGACAGTGCCTGTAGTAGACCATTCTCTACTTCAAATACTGCCTTAGGGTCAATAACTTTGATTTCAACTTCATTCCACTTAAGACCATCTTCCTCACCTATGCGGGTAATCTTACCCACTGGGTCAGGCATGTGCATTCTACGAATGTTTCCCCACTGACGATAAGCTGGCACAGCTGCTTCTGTAGCTGCACGGGTAATAACATCCCCACTCTCATCAACATTGTCAGACGTAAAAGCACCAGTTACAAGAACTGTACCATCTTTACTCTTTTTAATCCCCTTATCTAGGGCAACTCCAAACTGTTTAAATTGCAAATTTCTGTCTGCCATTAATAGTGTCCTTTAAGATGGGTTATCTGCACAAACTTTTAGCAGTCTAGCAGCCATGGCTTTACCATAAACTTTAGTAAGCTCTTTAACTGGAACTTCATTTATTAGCTCAACAGTAATAGCTGTAACACCACCGGAAAATGTTAATTTATCAGGCCATGCAGGAAGCCAACTAGCATAAAGCTTCATACAATCACCATCACTTAAGTATTCATCAACCGTAGTGCCACGTGCAAAAGATGCACCTTGTGTAATATGTGTACTAGTTACTCTTAACATTTATTTCTCCATTATCTTCAATCAAATTTGTAGTAATAGTGTCAGTTATTTCTTGTTTGTGTGTAAGAAAGAACCAATATCTTCCACCATACTCTTAGCGGCAACTGCCGAAAGTGCATTGACTAGCTGATAAATAGCTCTTACGATAGGGTCGCTAGTATAAAAAATCTTTGTTGCACCACAGTTTGGACACACCACACTAAGATTAGCCCCACTTGTTCTAATAAATTTACCATCAACAGAGGGATTAAATTCACCCCCTATCACAGTCCCTAGGCTATACCCACATGGTATACAAACCCAGTTAGTATCATTACTTCTAGCCATATTATAAACTCCTCGCCTCTTCAATGAAAGCATAAACTGTTTCAAATACCTCGGCAACTTCTTCAACTGTTGTTGCTGAGTCCAAGTAAGTATCCACTATGCTGTACAAACGTGGATTAATAACATCTGATTTAAATTTTCTTTTTGGTTGTACCCCTGTTCTCTTTAAGCGCTTGCTAACAAAAGTTTTCCAGTTTGCTAGCTCTCTGAATAACTGTTCCCTAGGAGCATCATCGTGATTATCACCACGCTCTGGGTCTTCTGCATCTGTGTTAGGCTCTCCAGTATTAGAAGGTGCATCAGGTTCAGCTGGTCTGCCCTCTGGAGGATTTCCTTGTGGGTTCTGTGTATTCTTTGGCTCTTCATACATATCACCACCAGCATCTTCTCTAGCAGATTTACCCAAGTCAAACCTAATTTCATTTGGTGAAAGAACGCCCATCTGCTTATAACGAAGATGAACAGTAGCCCTTTCAACGGCACTCAAAAAGTCTGGAGAATTGAACTTAAATTCCCAGCCACTAATACCAAACTCACGTTGGTGTATCTGCTCATAAAAACCAAGCTCAATCATTTTGAACAATGGGAGCATTGTTGTTTCGTGAAACTCTCTACGTAAAGCAACAATATTGGAGGCTGTGCTGGATAGACCAAGCTTAGCACCACTCACTCCGGTAACAGCAAGCAACTCCTCACGAGACTCTTTACGAGATTCCTGATATGGTAAGCTTGATGGAAGACCCTTTAATTCATGTACTGCAAACTCACCTTGTACTGCTATTGGATTCTTTCCTGAATTTCCCGCCCCCCTACGAGCTGACATTTCAGTAACAAAAGCATCAAATGCTTCATCACTTATATCTGTTGGTAGCTCATACACAACCTCTGGAGTATCTCTATTCTTTAAATACTCACGTGCTGCAAGTTGTAAATAAATATCAATAGGAAGTGTATACTCACTAAGTGACCTAATATCTGTACCGCCAATAGGTGAGCCAGACCAATCAGGAGTAGTAATAAAAACAATATCTCTTGGGTCTTTATATTCAATTACGTTTTTCTGGTCGGGTGATGGGTACTGTAAAAAAGCTACATCTTTGAACTTGCCTGTTGCATCAACATTTGGTATAATTAGACCACTTAAGAAATCAAGCCCTACAGCTTTCTTATCTTTATTTCTTAAAATAAGATAAGCAGCCTGCCCGAAGTAACGTAAATACATTGCCCCAATCATTAACTTATAGGCAATGGTATGAAAATCTGAAATATTATCCCAGCTTCTATTACTTGGGCTGTAAAATTCTTGTAACCTTTTTGCTTGAATTGGCTTCGCATCTGATGCAAGACCAGTCTGGTTTTGTTCGTTCTTTCTGAGTGTCCACCAAGTGCCCACAGTAGAACGACCAATAACACTCATAGAAGCACGTAAATAACCATGCTTCTCAACTGTATCCATCAAATCCCAGAAGGCATTAAATTGCTTATTTGTTTCAGCAAAGTCAGCAATGCTAAACTTCTCTTCAACTTTTACTTTTGGGTTCTGACCAACAGAACGAAGGACTTTTATGTTCCCACCAGCACGTTTTGTGTTGGGTAGTGTAACAATCTTTGCACTCACTTGTTGTCCTCCATATAATAATAATTAGTCTATTCTTCTACAATCGTTTTTATGTAATAATAACAAAAAAACACCCCTTTTCAGGGGTGTATTAGTAAAAAATTTTATTTATTTTTCAATATATACATACCTACCATAACGACGAGTAAACAATTCAAAAGAGTTTTTGTATGTTGGTGAATCTACCCATACCTCTTTAATATCATTCATTAGCCTTTCAGCATCTTCACGAAATGGCTCAGGAATATGGTACTCCCTGCCACAGTCATCAGTAAGTAAGAAAAAACCAGCTTTTAATGTCATTTATATTCTCCTGTTATAATTGGTATTGGTCTGCCACAACCACCTGTCTTATTTTTGTCACCACATTTATCTGAAAGGGATAGATTTCTATAACCACACACTGGACAATCCCAATACCCGTTACAGCAAATGCTTTTTATAGTTGCTACAATTTTACTAGCAAATATTTTGACAGAACTATATGTCAACTTTTTTGTTTTTACTAAAGCTATCTTAAAGTTAAGTCCATGACGACCATCCCATTCAGCAGTAGAAGAAACTATACCATCATAAACCTGAACACAGCCGTCATCTGTAACTACAATTACTGTTGCACTTTGTTCTGTCATCTTGTCTCCTGTTATTCAGGCCAAATTTCTGGATGCTGTTCACGTATCCAGCATATCATTGCCTCTCCCGCAACCTTTAACCACGGAATTGGCTCACCAAGAGTTATGTACCTATCGTAGTACTTATCTAGGTTTAGAAATGTTCTTACCTCCTGTCCTTCACGTGTCCTTTTTAACCAAGTGTCTCCCCACCTTTTATCATCTTCAACTAACTGCTTTCTTAAAGCTGCAGCAAAGTCAACCAGATAGTCATATACCTTTCTTCTCATTCCCTCTCCTAAGCTAATGGTCGTGGTGAGTTACAACCACGAACCTGTTTTGAGTGCTGACCGCAGTAAACAGCATCCTGCTGATTAGTGTTCCCACAAGCAGGGCACTTCCATAGACCAGTCACCATAGTGTTATGTACATTTTCAACAATTGCCTGCTCAAATATATCAAGTGGGCCAATCGAATACCCATTGGCAATTATTGACATGTTTAACTCTGTATATGAGTCAACATTGTGTGTTATGGACATCTCTATAGCACTACCAGAGATGTCGTGAACCATACCATCAGGTGCAACTACGTACACACGGAATTTCTGCCCAACTATTGTTGCCATATTATTCTCCCATTGTAAACGCCGGCGACTTCATTCTGCAGTTATCCAATTCATAAGTAACTCTATCAGTAGTTAACAGTTGACCAGAGTACACTGGTGAAGTTACCTCAGCATCCTGACTGCAAACGAACAGTACAATAGCTCCAACAGGTAAAGAGATTGCTTTTAAGTCGGTAGTTTTTAGTATAATTAATTGACCAACCTCAACCATTGGAAACTCATGTGATATATTTAATAGTTTAACTGGTACTGTTCCCTTGCCCTCTGTCCACATTCGTGAGCTAGATGACCCATATACTGAGCCTCCCATGCCTACTACAGAACCATATGATTCAGAATTAATTGTCTGTGTGCTTAGCAGGTCATCACTAATACGTACAGTAACTTCATAAGCCACTGTAGATACCCACACACAGCTATTCATAGCCCACATTTTACCATTATCTGATGGAGCACTTACACACTCCTGCTCCCTGACCTCACCACTAGCTATAGCTGTCTGGTAATCAGCCGGTACAGCATCACACGATGACAACAAAAAAGAAAAAGCAACTAACAAAACCAAAACATTCTTCAACAACTTATTCAAGGTTCACACTCCTTTACACATGAAAATTACAGTTCAATTAATTTAAGATTATTTGACTGTATAATAAACATATTATGCTCTTTAGTAAACTCTGCTAACTGTTTAGCTATGTCTACTGAAAGTTCTAATTCTTCTGGAAACACCAGAATATATGATTTAGATTTATCTAAAGTAATAATACTTTCCATTATTCCTTTTAATATAGATTTTTCTAAATCACTTTTTGTTACTAAATTAAATATCATTTTATCTCCTAAGTGCTCTGTGACGTGCTTTAAAAATAAGTATAAATATATACTAAAAGTAAATTGATATATTCCCCCCTTGCCAAACAAAGGGGAAATAAGAACACAGCTACGCTCAATTAGAGCATCTGCCCAAGTCTCGCTTTACCAGACTCACTGTGTTCCCCATACGAGGACGGGGGGTTTCTAGTGTTCATGTGCATATAAATTATAGACGCACCCACTTTTTGCACGTTGGGTGTGAGTGCGTCTTGTTGAAAGTCTCCATAACAGAGTCAACATCCGTGCGTCAGCCACTGTACCTAGACGAGTTTTGCGAACTACTTCAAGTAGTTCCTTGAGACTCATCGTCCGAAGGCGATTTCTTGCCAGTATGTAGGTAATCCTCTGACCGTGGAAAACCATTGTAAAAACTTATACATTAATTATATCATAGTTTTGGTTTAGAGTCAATGACCAATTTTTCCATTGCCTTTAAAATATACTGTTCACCAATACCGTATGTTCTACAAACATCTATCTTATGGCTTAATGGGAACGGGTACTCATAGTCCTCTGACTCCCAGTTTGCTAAGTAATCTGCAAGCTGAATAAGTGGAACTTCTGCCAAAGAAGAAATAGCTTTCTTAATTATATCATCTTCTAGTATCTCTGTCAAGCTTTCCTCAACAATATCTGTTTTTCCTATGACAGCAATACGCATACCACGTTTTTTAAAGGCATCAATGGCGGTCTTTAGATATAGCCAAGAGTGTGCAAAGTGGTCTGCTCTAATCTTTCGCCACACAGCTACTTGTACTTCACCTGATGGGGTCTTTCTTGTTTCTAGGTCTCTCTTTATGGCGGTCATCTGGTCAATCACCAGTTCCATTTCAGAGCTTAGGTTAGGTAATTCACCAGCCATCATCCATTTACCATCTTTAATGTCTGCTACAAGTGCATCAAATCCAAGTGTTCTGTTTATTGCAACACCTGTGAAGAGCTTAGGAAGCTCAAGTAAAGATTTTTTAATCTTAACCATTTCCTTTTGTTCAATGTAGTCTGCAATAAGTACCCTATTTGGAAATGCTTTAACCAATCTTACTGCCTCATGTCTGTTAGGGTTTGCATCAACAACACAGCGCTTTATTTTAAAGATATTCATAAGCTGACCTATGCGGTCGAACCCCTTTTCCATTGGAACGAGTTCAGCGTGTACCAATTTAGGTACGTTTGATTCGGGCTCTAACTTTCCTATAAGAACCTGTAATTCATTTCCTTGGTCAACACCCATGAAGTATTGTGAGTCTTTATCTCTAATGTCTTCTTCTGGATATGGTTCTAGAAAACATTGTTCCATAATGTCATCACGGGTTATAGAACCACCACTGATTTCATATGGCATACCAAGACGTTTTCTATAAAATTCCATGATGTTTGTCTGTGGGTCACGGAAAATCCTATACAAATCCCAAGCAGAGTATGACAATATCTGGGATACATGAAAGCCAATATGATGATTTGATAGGTCTGGTTTTTGTGCAATCCATCTACCTGTTTGTATATGTGGCAGTGTTATTTCAGCACCACATCTTATACAACCAAAATAAACCTTCTCTGGATTATGGTTTGTTCCTACAATCTTTAGGTGTGTTTCCCATTCTATGAGTTGTTCGTGGTTACATGTTGGACATTTAACAAGCCACTCCCTCATGTCACTTCCCTCATAGATGGAGTGAATTCCATAAGCTGGTAATGTTGGGGTACTAAAGAAATAGTTTAGTTTCCAGCGAGACGCATCGAGACGGTTGAGTGCTGTTGATATGTTGGCTGGGTCAGACAAATCTACCTCATCAATAAAGATAATATCTGCTGGGATAGACCTAGGCTCAACACTCATTTCTAGTATGTAAGCAAAACTATCTCCTATACGTTTAGCATGTACGGAGTCTGGAGAACCAAGTAGTCCACGAAGATATGGTGACTTCCTTAGGATGGGGTCAAGACGAGTGGTTGCAAAATCAATAGAGTCCATTTGGCGAGGTAGTGTGTAAATTACTCTACTAGGCCAAGATGTTAAAAAGTGTAGCATACGAACAACACCCATGGTACTAAGACCAGACTGTGTACTTTTTATGACAGACATACGCCTTGCTAACCCTTCTGGAGACCTTTCAATATCATATGGATTAACAACAGAATATATCTCTTTCATCCATGCTCTTGTTTCAACTTCCCACTTTTTTCCATCCCCCAAATCAACGTGCAAAATACCCCAAACTAGTGGGTCTTTTCTAGCTAGACTTGCTAGCTCCTCATTAATCTTAATCATTTTTATTTTTCCAGTAGTCTTCTGCTTTTGAAAGTAAGTTTGTTGGTAGAGCAAATATCAGTTCATAATCGTCTGCAGTCATTGTGTGTGCTGTTGATATGTGTGCTGAGAACCCTCGTAGACGTTTGCCACAAACATGACAAAGAATACCATCTTCTGTTTTATCAATTTCTCCGAGCTTTCCATATAGTGCATCACCATTTTCATCAAGCATGGGAGCTGTGTTATCAACTTTAGCATCAATAACTCTGACTATTGCATCAATAGGTTCATTTGCTTCACGATGTTTCTTCATCTGTAGAGTAATATAGTCTAGTGCATCCGTGTGAGCAAGCAGTAATGAGTCATCAAGCTCGTGTCTAACATTAACATTAGATTGCTGACCAGCAAACAATCCAATAATATATCTGGCTTGTGCTGCAACAACAGTAAGTATTTTTGCATCTACTTTTTCACCAGTCTTTGTGTCAATGCCACTTAAAGAAACGCCAAGTATATCCTCAGACCTATTAATTGCTTTAAAGAATTGTTGTTCAAGTTTGGACATGCGCCACTGTGCTAAGAGCGGTTTTCCTCTAGCAATTATGTCTGACATTATAGGGTATGATGACAGCCAGTTTCTAACTGTTTGTGATGTAACTCCAATTTCTTTAGCTACTTTTGTTGTTGGGTATCCACACAGTAATAACTCCGTAGCTGTTATAACTTTGTCGGGCATATCTTGTGTATCCATCTCATCAATTAAAGCAGATACAAGGGTATTCCAATCTGCGTCTTCTCTAATTGCTAAATCTTTATTTTTAACCATAAAACCTCCACAGAGTAAATGACATAAATTTGACAGTTTTTGTCAATATGTCACAATTGTCACTAAATGTCATTAAACGTAATGTTGATACAGTTTTGCTTGTGTTTCTTTTCTTTCCTGCGGTCTTTCTGTGTTTGTTTCCATGAGTAACGTAACCACTCTGGCCACTGTAAAGAACTTCTACCATAAATCTTTTCACAGTCTGAACAAATAGCAAACCTATAAGTTATTGCTTTTCCACAACCGGCTAGGCATCTGTGACCTCGCATATTTAAACCTCCAAATTTTCTAGGAATACTGTACGTGCTTTAGCAAGAGCAGATTTTGTATGTGAACTCACAGTAGCCCTATGAAAGCCAAGTATCTCTGCTGTTTCACCCTTTGAAAAACCATCTATATACATAACTACAGCCAGCTTTTCTGGAATAGTCATTATGATTAGTCCAACCTGTATTAATTCTTTGAGGGAGATTTCTGTATCTACTGATACAAAGTTATCACTACTTAAACTAATCATTACACACACCCTTTACAAATAGAATATATAATGGTATAATTATACCATAAAAACAAAATAATTGCAAGGGGATAAAAATATTGCCCCTTGACACAGATGTAAATATAGTGTATAATTAATATCGTAAGTCATAAACTAACCCTAAACGGAGGAAATAAAAAATGAATGAATTGTTAAATAACTGTATGTTCTTGGGTCGACTTGGCAAGGATGTTGAGGTTCAACACACGCCAAATGGTACTATGCGTGCCACCTGTAGCATTGCTCTCGACATGGCAAAGAAAGTCAATGATGAGTGGACTAAAGAAACCACTTGGGTTCAGTTAACAGCTCTCGGAAAGACTGCTGAAAACTTAGCCAAGCTTGCAAAGAAGGGTGCAAAAATTCTTGTCAGTGCTATTTATAGCACCTACAAATATGAGAAAGATGGTGAGACAAAGTATGGTCACTCTTTCTTAATTCGTAGTTTCACAGTTGCAGAGTTTGCAAAAGATGAAAACTACTCTGGTGCTAAAAATTCTAAACCCGCTGCCAAGAAAACTGCAACCGAAGAAGAGCAATTCACAGAAGACTTCGGTACTCAAGATGGCGAAGACGAGTTTCCGTTCTAGCCAGCAGTATGAAGTAGACATCAATAAGGTATCCACTCTGGCTGACGACAAGCAGGCAACTGACCCGTCAGCCAGTTTGCTTATATCTCTGGCAGCTGCTTACTTGGCAGCAAAGAAGCTATCAGAACTTGGTGAAACTACTACATTAGGTGGAGTAAATTTAGTCCTTGAAATTCAAAAACTATTTAGACAGGCACAGATAATCCGCAGGAATATAAAAAGTTATCCACTTGACACTAGCAAGGTAACAAAGTTTGGAAAGAGGTCAGATGAAAGCAAAACTTAAGTATCAACTTATGGAAGGTATTAATGCTAGTTTAACTATTGACCTGACCGTTCCCGCAGCCGTAGCAATGGCGGCGGAAGTAAAGGGGATAGGTAAAGAGGAGTTGGATAATCTGTGTGGTCAAGCTATGCAGACAATTCTTTCTCTCATGGGTAATAGCGACGAGGCTTAACCTACAAACGAATTAACGTAAAGAAGGTAACATATGCCCCCATCACCAAAACCAAAAAAGTCAGATAGGATAGCAGAACAAAAGACAAAACACAGTGAATTAATTCAGTACAGACGTGTACAAGCAGCCCTAGCTATAAGTCGTGATAACAGCCTGTGTGTTGTTTGTTATTTTACTGACGGTCTAAGAGTGAATAGAGAAGAAGTACACCATGTATTTGGTAGGGGTATTGTTGCCGGAGATTATAGGGAACACTATACTAACCTTATGTGCGTTTGTAGAAAGCATCATCCACACCCAATTAAGGGAGACGTACCAAAGTTGGAAATGGAATGGATAGAGCATATTAGAAAACAAGCTAATAAAACTCCTATAAATCCACACTTTATTATTCCATCAAAACCAATTGTAGAATTACTATGAAAATTAGAATAATTTGTGAAACGCTCGGAAACTACATTGGGGATGTGGTTACAGTTGAGGAAGTGACAGCAAGTGGAGCACTTCATTATTTTGATAATTATGATAGAGACAGCTTTTTCTTCAAGAATGAGGAAGGGTTGTTCTTTGTTTATGAGGATGAAGAAGATGACTGATAAGACGTGGAAAAAGGTTGAGCGGGAGATTGCAAAATATTTTCCTGATGGTCAAAGAAGGGGAGCTGACTTTAAACAGCGCTTTAGAGCTGGTGGTAAGTCAGACGTTATTACATCTGCACCACTATCAGTAGAAATAAAACATAGTAAGAGCCCTTCTTTTGGTTTAATTGTAAATGCTATTGAACAAGCACGTATAGCAAGAGAAGATAAGGGTGAGTTGCCTATATCTGTTATACATAAAAAGGGTTGGCGCTATGGGCAGAGTATAGTGTCAATGACATTGGACGACTTTTGTAAGTTCTTTTTAGATTGTGCTGAGTGTGAGGTTGAGGTAGAAGATGAGTAATTCAGAAGAGCCTGTAGATGCTTTAGATAAATTCTTTTGTGACTACATGGATGGCATACAAGTTAGTAGTCCAGAGTGGGATAGTATGGATGCTGCCATGCAGTGTATTTCAATTAAAGATGCAAAAGCAAATAGGCTAGCGCTGGCATTAATCGTGGCTGTGGCTATACTTGAGGGTGTTGACACATCGGCTGCAAAGAATTGGTTATCCAATTATAGTGAATTAATAAAGGAAGTAATTGAGGATGAATAGTATAGCAGGCCCAAAATATAAACCTGTTCGCAGGTTGGATGATGTATCTAAAAATGTATTAAAGAAACGATATTTCCACACAGGGGAGTGGAGGTGGAGTCAAGTTGTAGATAGAGTAATGGCTCATGTATTTCCAGAAGGTGGTATAGACTTTGACGAAACAAGGGACATGTTATACCACAGGTTTATGTTACCAAATTCACCAACACTTGTTAATAGTGGTACAGTAAATGGTGGTTTATCAGCCTGCTTTGTTCTCCCGTTTGATGACACGATTGACGACATCTATAAAACAAAGTATGACTTTGCAAAAATAGCCCGTAAGGGTGGTGGATGTGGTACTACCTTGTCTAATATACGTCCGCAAGGTTCAAAAGTTTCTGGTTCTGCCCATGGATATTCAGGTGGGCCTGTTGGGTTTTTCAGCACAATCTGTAAAGATATGGAAGTAATAACACAGTCTGGGTTTAGGGCTATGGCAATGATGGGGGTTATGTCAGTCAGGCATCCAGATATTCTAAAATTTATATCTGCCAAAACACAAGAAGGTATTATGTCAAATACTAATATCTCGGTAATGGTAGATGATGAATTTATGGCAGCTGTTGAATCTGATAGTAGCTACTATACAGAGTTTAATGGTATAAGCTATGAAAAATTAAAAGCTCGTGACGTGTTTAATTTAATTGTTGATGGGGCATGGGAAAATGGTGAGCCTGGCCTAATCTTTAAAGAGAAAGTAAATAAATCACCATATACTTACTCAGCACAAGTAATAGATGCAACAAATCCATGTGGTGAACAAGGACTTCCTAAGTATGGGGTGTGTAATCTGGCGAGTATTGACCTATCAAAACACATGGTAGATGGAAAGATAAATTATGAGCTTCTTGAGAAAACTGTTCGTCTTACTACACGTTTCTTAGATGCTGTTGTTTCTGTTAATTCTTATCCAACTCCAGAGATTGCACAGTGGGCAAAGGATAACCGTAGTATTGGTATTGGTATCATGGGATATGCAGACTGCTTATTAGAATCTGGAATAGTTTATGGTTCTAAACAAGCTATTGGTCTTTTGTCTCAAGTAATGGGTGGTATTGCAGCAATTGCCGAGGAAGAGTCTATCTATTTGGGCAAGATATTTGGTCAACCAAAGAATACAATCAGTATGCCAAAACCACGTAGGAATGTAACACTCCTATCAATTGCACCAACGGGTACTATTTCAATTTTGGCTGGTTGTTCGTCTGGTATTGAACCTATCTTTTCTGAAATCATGGAACGTGCAGATAAAACATAAACATATCAAATAGAACATCCAATGGCATCTGCTCCACACTTCCGCTGCGCTGTGTCAAGTAATGGGGGTAAAGAAGTAACATGGCAAGAACACATATTAACACTTGAAGCAGCACAGGAATTCGTGGATGCCGGTGTCTCGAAAACTATTAACTGCCCACAGCTAACTAGGCGCTCAACGGTTGCTGAAATGTTTATGATGGCATATCATATGCCGAGCATTAAGGGTATAACTGTGTACAGAAATCAGTCTAGGCAGGTAGAAGTACTTACCCCAAAGAATATTAAGAAAGACCTATGCCCCGTGTGTGGAGAGGCTTTAATTAAAGAGGCTGGATGTAAGCATTGCTCTGTTTGTGACTTTTCTTTATGTGAAGTTGGATAATACTCTTGACACCCAGTACAGTTTATGATATAATTAATGTAAATTAAAACAGGAGGAACAAAATGAACATTAGTAAAACAAGCTATCTAACAGTTTTAAAAATCATTGCAGCAATAACATCGGTAGTAGTCTTAATTGGTAGTATGGCTTTTTCAAAAGACGGGTTTTCATTTATTGCAAGTCGTGCTTGGGTTGGTATTGCCCTTGCAATTACAATGACAATCCTTGAGTTTATCTTTAACACAATTGATGTTAAAGACATCAAGCATGATGAGGTTTTAAGAGCCTTATATGGTCTGGGTTTACTAGGATATGCCTATTCAATCTTCACAAATATCCTTGGGCTTACTGCTGGTCGTGGAATGACCATTTCACAGTTGCTTGACTCCCCATTTATCTTACTTGGTTTTGTTTTAATGGCATCTGTTATGGATATTGCCCCTGAGAAAATGTTAATTTGGGCGCTGTGTAAGTCAGGAAGTCTTAAAACTGTGGCTGGAGGAAATACACATAGGAAAGTTACTACTACACCAACAGCACATAAGCCATATATAGGAAATGTTTCAAATAATTTTAACAAAGTAGCACCAAATAAGCCAATGACTTTGGCTGATAAGCACGTTAGTGCACGTAAACAAGTTAACTTTGGCAATATTGCAGGCTTGCCGGTAAAACAGGGCTCTCAGTTACTCCCTTGGGAGGACTAATATGACAACTCCACCAAAGACAATAATATATATGCTATGGTGGACAGGCAAAAACAAGACTCTACAGCAGTTTACAGATAAAATCTTAATTGCTGTAGAGTATTATGTTAAAAAATACAACATGTTGCCTGACCTAATAGAAGTAAATATAGCAGACCTGCTTGGCAGTGAGCTTAAGACAATAAAATTTAGTAATAAGTATATTCCTGTAGAAGTATCAGAAGATGTAACAATAAACAGCATCTTTGTAGGAAAGGAGGCATAATAGTGTGGAAAATGAAAACATTTTTGATAGAGCAAACAGGTTCATTCGTGACAGTGATGCTTCTCTAGTTAACTTATTGTCAGCGATTGCACCGTGGATTGCTCCTTTAGCCCCTGCATATACAACTTGGGGTCACATGACACAAACACTGTCATACCCACCAGTAATTGCATTCTTTGTAGCCCTAGCAGTAGAAATTCTCGGTCTCTCAACTGTGTCAACAATCATATCCTTCTGGAGCTACAATAAGAGAAATAAGGCAGAATATAAGAAAGCACCAATGGGGCTAGCAATAGTCTCATTTGTATCTTACTTCACAGTTATTATTGTGGTTAACATTGCTTTGGACTCAGCTCTAATAGGTTCTGATAGTGCTCTTCCATGGTTCATCGTGTCTGCAAGGGGTCTGTTGACTCTGTTATCTATACCAGCTGCTATCTTGTTGGCTACTAGGACACAGCACTCCGAATTAATAAAGTCTGTAGAGAGAGATAAAGCAGAGCGAAAAGCAGAAAGGCTGTCAGCCCCTGTGACTAGTGATGCTAGTGGTAAGAAACAGTTTAAAAAGGATGTAGCTTCCGGTGAATTAAGAGCAATGTTAGAAGCTAGTGGTTCAAAGGCAACACCAGAAGTAATCGCAGATATATATCAAGTTTCAACACGCACAGCCTACAGGTGGTTAGCCGAGGCAAAGGAAGGTAATTGATGGGAATAGAGTTTGACACATATCAAAGGCTTGCAGCCGAAACTGCAATATATCCAGAATCATCAAAAGTAATCTACACAGCTCTCGGTCTTACAAATGAGGCTGGAGAAGTTGCTGGAAAGATAAAGAAGATTATCAGGGACAGCGACGGCGACTTTTATTCACAAGAGGCAATTAATATAATAGCTTCGGAAATTGGTGACGTTCTCTGGTATCTGTCACAGCTGTGTACAGACTTGGGAATACCTTTGAATGCTGTTGCTGCACTTAATTTACAGAAGTTGGCAGATAGACAAATTCGGGGTGTGCTTGGTGGAAGTGGAGACAAACGATGATAGATAAAATGGTAGTAGTTGCGATTGTTCTTTTCATTTTACTGGTGGGGTTTATTTATATAGACCTTATAGCTCTTATAAAGTATAAAAAGATAGTTAGAAACATCAGTAACAAAGAGTTACTAATTAGCATTGCCAAAGTTTCTGATGACTGGGCATTGCTAGCTGATGGCACATCTGGAAATATTCAGCTAGAACAGCATATGCTCCGTGGAATGCAAAAAATATTTAGTTTGTTTAAACAGAAGAACCATGACTATGGGAGTGCTAATCTATCTAAAACTTGGATAGTTGGTGTTATTGTCAGACTTAATGATAAGATAGAACGCATGCTAAATCTAACAAGAAATAACATTCAACCTTTAGTAAAGGATGAGTCTGTAGTTGATACATTTATGGATGTGGCAAACTATGGTATCATCGGTTACTTAATGGCTGATGGAAAGTGGCCAGAATATGAGAAAAAATAATGGTTTAATTATGGGACGAAGCAGGTTGGACGTGGTAAAACACGTCCTAATCTGTTGGTGGTATGGTCACTTTTTATGGAAATATTCAAACGGCATGTTTGTATGTAAGGTGTGTGGTTGGAATTGGGCATGGTATGAACCAAACTCACCAAAGGTGGTAACTCGTTTACTTATACTAAGGGAGTGGCTACTCACAAACTATATGTTTGGATACAAAATTCTATATGACTACGGGTCTTTTAAAGACTGGTTTTGGCACGTGTTTCGTATGGATGGCAAAAATGTTGATGGTGTTCGTCTTGCGGGTGTGGAGATACATAAGAGATACTTGCAATAAAACAATAACTATGATATAATTAATATACATTATCACAGGAGAATATTATGGGAAGAATGAGTAAGTATACAGAAGCATACAGAAAGCTATTGCGTTCGTTAAAAGTCACTGAGACAGACGAGGAAAGAGCAGACATCTTACTTGCTTTTGACTTTAAGAAAGGTACTGCTATTGGTGAAGCTCGTGAGTTTGTAGACCTGTGCATAAAACAGTCTGGTGTTCTAGCATCAAACAAAGAAAAGGGTGGCTTAAAACTAGTAGTTAAGCTTACTGAAAAAGCAAAATTAGCCTCAGAACATTATGTGGAGGTTACAAGAAAGAAGGTATAAAATGAGTAATATGTGGTTTACATCAGACCAACACTTTGACCACGCAAATATAATAAATATTTGTAACAGACCATTCGCTTCTCTGGAGGAAATGCAAAGCCAGATGATAGATAGGTTTAACTCTGTTGTTAAGGACAACGACACAGTATTCTTTTTAGGAGACTTTAGTTTTGTTGACCCAACTCCATACCTTAAACTTTTAAAGGGGAAGAAGAAGTTTGTCCGAGGAAACCATGACCATAAGCATAATCTGTGGCCAGAAGAAAGTCTACTTGGAAGTTATGCAAAGCTTAATGTAAACCACCAGAAAATAATTATGTGTCATTACCCTATATATGATTGGGATGGTAAGTTTAAAGGTTCTTGGCACTTGTATGGGCACATTCACAATAACTATGTAATTAAAAATGGTCAGTGTATGAATGTTGGTGTGGATGTAAATAATTTTTACCCATTCAGCTATGATGATGTTGTAGTAAGAATGAGGAGTTTGCAATCTCAGGAGTAAATAATTGAACAGTCAATTCACAGTAGATGGAAATGGGTTTATCAGATATAAGACTACTAAGGAAGACATTGATGAGGTAGTTGAAAAGTTTGAAAGCGCTGGTAGTATGCTAACCTTAAATAGAAATACAGTATACACTACCAGAGAAGTTAGGTTGGCAGGAATACTAGGCGAACATGTGTTTAAGAAATTCTTTGGTAGCTCTGCAGCTTTCTCAGGTAAAAAAACCAGTTTATATGACCTGACACTTTTTAATGGTGAAAAAATTGTAACTGTAGATGTCAAGTGTAAGCTTCGTAGTGTAACACCTAAACCACATTTTGATGCCTCAGTATTTTCCTACCAGACAGACTTTAAGGTTGATTACTATGCTTTTTTATCAACAGTGCTTGACCTTAGTAATGTGTGGCTGTGTGGGTGGATAAATAAAAATGAGTGGCTAACCAGCCCACATGTGAAGTTGTGGAAAGCAGGTGACATAGACACAATTAATAATAAAGAGTTTTTAAAAGACTCGTTGAATATCTCTTATAAAAACCTTCACCGTTTTTCTTTAGATAAAAAATCAAATATGTTAGAGGAGTGAGCATGGGAACAAAATTTATTATTAAAGATATGGGTGCTTTAAAAGACTTTCTTGCAGTTAGGGAAACTATAACCGGAAAATGTGTGGACTTGTTGGAACAGGTTTTTTCAAATCAACATTTGTCTAAAGGCAGCACTGTTGTTATTAATTCAACAACAGGGTTTAATGAACTGTCTTACCACATTAAACTAGAAGTTACTAAGCTGTAATAGTTTAGTGCTACTCTGCAGAGCAGGACTTCTCGGTTGGGTGGAGCAGAGGCTGCTGACTTGGAACAAGAGAAAACCGTGTGTTTAATATAGGAGAGAATTATGTCAAGTTTAATTGTTGAAGTTTGTAAAGTAAAAGATGTACAGCCACATCCAAATGCTGATAGATTGGATATTGCTGTTATAAAGGGTTGGAATTGTATCATCCAAAAAGATAGCTACAAAGTTGATGACTTGGTTGTATTCATTCCACCTGATTGTGTTCTCCCAGATAGTCTAATAGATGAGCACGAATTAACTTATCTTAAAGGTAATAAGAGAACCGGTACTGTTCGTCTACGTGGATACTTGTCACAAGGGCTAGTATTGCCTGTGCCAAAAGGAAAATACAAAGAGGGTGATGATGTTGCTGAGGTAATGGGAATTACTAAGTATGTGCAGCCGGAACGTACTATACAAGGTGCTCCTAGAGCTACTAGAAAACGTATGAATCCTCACTTTTCTAAGTACTTCGAAATGGAAAATATTAAAAATTTTCCTGATGTATTTACAGAAGATGACCACGTTGTAATAACAGAAAAAATCCATGGTTCAAACTGGTGTGCTGGTTGGTTGCCAATAGAAATTGATGCTGGTCAGCCTTGGTGGTATCGTGTTCTTGCTAGAATTAAGTTACTCTTTGGTAAGAAATATGAGTTTTGTTATGGTTCACACAACGTACAGTTGGCAGGCAGGGGAAGAAACTACTATGAAATGGATGTTTATGCTAAGATAGTAGATAAATATAACTTCAAAGAAATAATCCCTAATGGTGTTATTGTCTATGGAGAGGTTTACGGGAAAGGAATTCAAGACCTAGAGTATGGTCTTAGTGACATCAAGGTAGCTATCTTTGATATTAAAGAAAATGGTGTTTACCTACCTTGGGAAAAGGTTGTGGAATTTTCACTAAAACACAACATTCCAACTGTGCCAACAATGTATATTGGTGTATTCAACCAGCACACGGTTGATATGCTAACAGAAGGGCAATCATACTTTGACCACAAACAAATGAGAGAGGGTATTGTTATTCGTTCTCTTGATGAGACTAATCATTGGAAGGTTGGTCGCAAAGTTTTAAAGAGTGTTAGTGCTGCCTATCTTGCTAGAAAAGGTGGTAGTGAGTTTAAATGATAACACAGCCTGCTTGGTTTAAAGAAGCCCTGCAGATTATCCATAAGCCAGTCCCGTCCAGTAGTCATAAATTACTTAGACAACTGCGGGACTTGCTTGCACATAATAAGATGGAGTGGCCTGTAGTAGTTGTCCCACCCATAACATTTATGTGCGCCGTGTGTGGTGGAGATAGGGGTAGGAAATATAAGGACTCTGCAAGGATTGGTCACACCCCAGTGTGTGAGTTAGGAAAGTTACTTAATACTATAGATGAGGAGTTAAAAAATGAATCTGTTAGATAGAATTAAAGCCCCATTTTTATGGTTATACAATAAGTTATTTGAGGCACTTTTATTGTATATTCTTAAAGTTAAATCTGTTTCTATTCGTTATCGTATTGCTGTATTTATGGCAAGAAAAATACGTGAGGCTAGGGCTAAAGGGGACAACACAGCTGCTCAAGCGGCTATCACGAATTTATTAGACTTCCTAAATGGGCCGGGAAATCTAGTCTAATCACCACCTCAGCACCCACAGGGCACAAGCAACCACGCAAACAAGCCGACGTGCCAGCCAACAGATAACAAGTAACCACGCTGGCAGTTAACAGGAGACAGCATGAGTAATAGAGCAGAAGAATTTAAGAAAATTGTTTTGGAAGAAGAAAAAAAGGGCAACGTAGTGTTTCAGGGAATGGAAGGTCTTATGGGAATGCCTGTTAAAGATATTATCAGGCAGCCTACCGAAGGGCTTCTCTACGACCTTAACCGAGATAAAGCAACAATACTTACTAATATTTCCGGTGAAGATGCCTATGATAAGTGGGTTAATGACTATGCTACAGCTGTTGTAATTGCTGAATTGAAAGCAGAAAATAGTAGACTGCATGATAGGCTATCCATACTACTAGCATATGTACACCGTGATGGTGGGCACTATGAAGCAGAGCATGGTTTAGATAAGGCTGTGAAAGATGCTGTAGATGTTTATTGTAACTTACGTTCTGCTAGAAGTGGTGCAGAGGATATAATTAGCACTGTAAATGGTTCGGATGAGACAAGTGAGCCTTTGAGAAAAGACAGCCGTGAGTGGCTGGAAAAGTTTGGGGAGGGATAACTGTGAGCATTAAAAGAGTTGGTAGCTATAGTGCACTAGAGCCCTGTGTTCCAGAAGACTGTGTACAGTGCGGACATGCTGAATGGGGGGATGTCTTGGTAGATGGGGTTTGCACCAGATGTTTACAGTCAGATATATTTAAGTTAAAATTAAATATAGTTGAGGCAGATAGAATTATATCACTCTACGGGCTGAGACATGGTTTTACAATATCCGTGGAAAATTGGAAACAAGCAGTTGAAAGGGTAATAAAATGAGTGAGAACATAAGTGCAACAGTAGTAAAAGCAACCAGAGGGTTTGAGAATGCTCCCAATGGTTTAATCTCCATGGTACTTGATGTACCTGCGTACATCTGGATGGAGCTATTAACACATAAGAGGTTTGCTAGGAATGCCTCATCAAGCCGTTACCAGAGTGCAAATAAGCATGTTGCCATGGGGCACTATAACCCCCAAGTATTCTGGACGAACAAAGATAAAGAGGGGGTTTCACACTTGCTTAATCTTGATGACTCTTCCATTGCTATGCAGATATGGGAGACAGCATGGGCACACGCTGTAAAAGCCGTCGAGCAGCTTACCGCTCTGGGAGTAAGTAGGGAACAAGCCAATAGGGTTTTACCGACATTTAAGATGATGCGTGGAATGCTTACTGGTACTGAGGATGCTTGGCGCAAGATGCTCATGCTTCGAGACTCGCTGCAAGCCGACACAGCCATGCAGAGGGTGGCACATATGATGCGGGAGCAGATAAAAGGAATCAAATGGGATGTTAACTTTAATCACTACCCGCTGGCAGAGGACGGAGAAGACTACTTCGTTGCCGTGGGTCGCATAGCTCGCTTGTCACTTGGTAGCGAAGGGAACGATAAAGAGAAGGCAGTTGCTTTAACTAAGCGTCTTAAGAAAGATAATCACATGTCGCCGTTCGAGCACTGTGCTAGTTATAACACTAAGCCATTACTGTCGGCTATTTGTAACAAGGCGGAAGACATATATTTCTTTCGTGAGCGCACGTATGGTTGGTCAAACGTAAGAGCCCGTATTGAAGAAATGTCTGTGGAGAATAGGGATATTAATAATAGGGAGATTGTGCTGAAAGCACTTCATCAGAAGCCGGCTGACGGCCCACTTATCCTTAAAGGTTAACAGATATTTAATTAACCAATATATTATTAGTGGCTCATGGATTAATTTCTGTGAGCCATTACAATAATATAAACAAAATGATTGTAGTAGTCGCCGATTTAATCCTGTAAAATTGGTACTTGACAAAAGCTTTATAATAGTGTATAATTAATGTATAGTTAATTCAGTACAAGTTTGTACCCCATCATGGTAGTAGCATAAGTAGTAATGTGGCCGGCTGTGAACCGGAGAAAGTGGGCGCACGTCCCACCTACCTGACCTTATAATAAGCCGAAGAAATTCATGTGGTAGAATTCTTACTTGGTAAGTAAGCAGCTGTGGGTTCGACTCCCACCTTTGGCTCACCTCAGTAATGCGGGTTCGACTCCCGTAGGCTCGTGCAGGAACAGCACAAATGGGTCTTCATCTAATAGGTCAGGAACTGAGTATTATGCCTATATAGCTCAACAGTTAGAGCGTCTGTCCTACACACAGAGGGTTGAGGGTGCGAGTCCTTCTATGGGCACTTGTAATAAAAATGCTTGACTGGCGCAATTGGTCAGCGCACCCGTCTGATACACGGAAGGTTCTCTGTTCGAATCAGAGGTTAAGCACCTTATGGGTGGTGTCTTGTAACACGGCAGCAGAGGGTGGGACTCCCTCCACCCAGCTTTGAGAATTGGCAGAGAGGTAATGCAACGGTTTGCTAAACCGTAGTCGCCCGCAAGGACGCAGGGGTTCAATTCCCTTATTCTCAGCCTGTAAGTTTCACATGGGCGTTTAGTGTACGAAGCACACTGAGACCCTGCTGACTTCGTAAGGCTAGCGAGTGTGCACGCTTACTAGTACAACGATAATGCGGCTAATCGGAAGGCGGGTTTGACTCCCGCAAGGCCATTTGGTAATTCGGAGAGGTGGCAGAGTCTGGCTTAATGCACCCGCCTAGAAAGCGGGAGGGGAGAAATCCCCCGAAGGTTCAAATCCTTTCTTCTCCTCTGTATTAGTTTAGATAGACGCTATATAAAATAAAACTGCATCACAGCAATGGCTATAATAGCACGGATGATACAGCCTGTGCATGGTGCAAACCTGAGTGGAGAAGCGGGAGTCTCAGGATATAAATACGGAGCAGCAAATCGAATGGTGACGAAACCCGTCTTGAAAACGAATTCGCTGTTAAAGGCATTGGGAGTTCGACTCTCTCCTGCTCCGCCTTGTTCACTAGGCACAGCTCTGTTCGTAGAATCCACTACTAATGGGTTCTAAGAATCATCCAACTTCCCGAAAGGGTGAGTGTCAGAAAAGGGTAGTCTCTAAAAACTGTAAGGACACAAAGGCAACTACTTTATTGTATGGAGTCCAATAAGGTACGACAGGTGTGAGCATGACACGCAATTCACCTAACCTCTAGTCAGCCAGCAGTTTACCAGCGTTGGAATGGTTCTAAATGAAAAGTCGAGCATGTGGTGTAAAAGACCACGACAAAGAGGGTATTACCCGTGCTTCGGATACCTCTTTAATAATATGCCACTGTAGCTGAGACGGATTAGCTCCTGTCTGAAAAGCAGGCCAGACTGGCTCGATACCAGTCGGTGGCACAGTATGCTCGGTATGCCAAGCGGCTTAGGCTGCCCTCTGCAAAAGGGTAATTGGTGGGTTCGACTCCCACACCGAACTCTTGGGTGTTGTACCTCCGTCCACTATGTGGTTGGCGGGATAATACCCCCCTATCGAGGAGTCCTCTAAAAGCAAGAGCCTCGCTTTGGAAGCGAGAAAATGGTGGTGCAACTCCACTTTCCTCGACCTTTATTTATCAACACAGGAGGCAATATGACGACAAATATTATTCATAACAGGGTGCAGTGCAAGCTGTGTAGTGATGTCATTGAAAGTCATTATAGGCATGATTGGGTAAGCTGTAAGTGTGGCGAAGTGTTTGTTGATGGTGGTCACGATTACTTTCGTTGGGGTGCAATTAACCACGAGAATATAATTGACCTCTCAGAAGTAGAAGAAGTTAATATGCCGTTGTAGCTCAATTAGTAGAGCGCCCGCCTTGTAAGCGGATGGTTGTCAGGGCAGTTCTGACCTGCGGCTCAGTCTATGTACCATGTGTACAAAAGATATTCAGTGTCCTCATATAGGGGACACCAGCATAGCGGGTAGTCAGCAGTTGACAACAGGCCTCATAAGCCTGACCCTGAGAGTGCAACTCTCTCACCCGCTACTTGTATGAGCGTATAGGCGTAGATTGACCGTAATTGGTTGATAGTAAAATTGGGTGTAAATCCCTACCATACTCCACGGGCGAGTCGTTTAATAGCAGGATAACAGTCTCCAAAACTGCAAGATGTGGGTGCAACTCCCACCTTTCCCGCCTTATAGTCTTGTAGCTCAACAGCAGAGCAGATGCCTTTGAAGCATAAGGTTAGTGGTGCAAATCCATTCAGGACTGCCTTAGTAGTATAAACTTGTACAGGAGAAATGTGATGGCAGAAGAGCAATTGTCAGTAGAAAGAGAAAAAGCTAATATAGCACTTGCCTATGTTCTTGACCAGAAATTAGCCGTAGTAATAAAGAATTACATTGTAGCATTAGAAGAACATAATGCCACCTTGAAAGTTGCAGTAACAGCACTTCAAGAATTTAAATGGAAATATGAAGAATTATGTAAGTAACCATATTCACTTATAGCTCAATAGTAGAGCGCTCGGCTGTTACCCGAAGGGTTCGTGGTGCAAATCCACGTAGGTGAGCTAGTAAGTCTGGGGCTGTCGTATAACGGGATTACAGTTGCCTTGCACGCATCTGACGGAGGTTCGACTCCTCTTAGCTCCACTATTATGTTTTATATTATCAGGTTGAAAGGGGCAAGATATGTTCCTAGAGGTGGTGGAAATAAAAACACCGTTTACAAAACCTCAACTATCTATTCAAACTCGCAAAACATGGGTTGAGAATATAGAGACTATAAATTCTTTGTTGCGAGAGTTTTATCTTGGAAGTGTGTTGATAGAAGAAATACCAATTATTGTGTCTCATTATTACATGTGTAATGGTTCAATGTTATATGGTTATAAAGTAGCCCCACATAATGACCATAATGTTGATACAATATTTTGTATAGGGTGTCATTGCATTCCCTTGAAATTTGGTGACAACAGGTGTAACTCCATGCAAGATGTTTTACTAAGGATAGCCAATGCTCAATAAGTTATGCTTTGTGATTGTAGTAATTATATCAAGAAGACTCGCCGCTGTGTTGTGGCGATTTAAAGAAGATGAATATATCTAGGAGTATTTAATGAGTAACTTTGATAAACGCATAGGTGAGTATAGATTAGATGGTCAAGATACACAGACCATTATATTTGGTATTGCCTATGAACAAGGGACACTCATGGATATTACCAAGTAGTAAGCAAAACTTTTCTTTGCCGTATTAGGGAACGGCAACCATGAGAGCTAGCTTACTAAAGTTAGCTCTCTTTTTATTTGCCTGTTTAGCCGAGGTAGTTTCCTAAACTACTATACGTAAACGGAGCTGTGAATGTGGGTTCGACTCCCTCAACAGGCACTTTGAAATTGCCCCTTGACAAAGGGCTTTACATGCTGTATAATTAATAAGTAAGTTAATTGGCTTGTTAGCTCACCGGAAGAGCGCCCGCCTGTCGAGCGGATGGTAGCGGGGTCAGTACCCGTACGAGCCGCCTTGTAATATATTGTTGTAGCTCAATGGTTAGAGCATCTGGCTTATATCCAGCTGGTTGGTGGTTCGACTCCACTCAACAATACTTAAGTTTAGTAAATTAGTGTTGGAGCTTATATGTCAACTAATGAGTATATGCGAGTATATATGAATACAAGATATGCTGCTAGAAGAGCATGGGCAGAAAAACAGCTTGGAAATGTATGTACTATTTGTGGTTCTGATAAAGGGTTAGAGTTTGACCACATTGACCCAAACACAAAAAATAAAAACATATCAGATATGCTGGTTGGCTCAATTAAAAGTCTTATTATTGAGTTAGAAAAATGTCAATTATTATGTGTAGATTGTCACATAGAAAAAACATTGTCAAACCTAGGAAGAAGTAATGCAAAAAATACTCATGGTACATTATCTTCTTATAGATATTGTCGTTGCATTGAGTGTGTTACAACAAAATCAAAACATAATAAAGAATATAAACAAAAAATAAAACTTGCTTCCATAACATAAACGGAAAATGTAGGTGACTCTTAATCATCTAATGCAGACTCAGACTCTGCTGGGAGCACTTACGGCCTTGTAGCAAGAGTAGATATTGCAACCGCCTTTTAAGCGGAGGGTTGGAGGTGCAAATCCTCTCAGGGTCACAGTGACAAGGACAAGTCTGTCCTGCGTCCATTCTTTGAAATGTCAATAAAGGCCAAGGCGAGCAATGGTGGGTACTGATTATAGGCAGTATGTAGAAACCCTACCTGAGACAAAGTAGAGAATGATGGCAATCCGACCTTGACGGGATGCTGTGAACAGACAAAATATGGGTAGAAGCAGTGAATAGTGACACTCAGCGGCTGTAACCCGCCCGACTTCGGTCTTGGGGGTGCAAATCCCTCTCTGCCCACAATGGACTGTTTTAATATTTCATTAGTATCATTCAAGCATAGAAATATTATATTGCGGAATTGGCGTAACGGTAGCGCAAATGCTTGCCGAGCATTGAGTATGGGTTCAAATCCGATATTCCGCTCATGGGAGAAACAGTGGGCTCAATACCCCTACAGCACCTTATGGGTCTGTTAGTCTAATGGCAGGACGCTCCCAATATATGCGGATGTGGTGTAACAGTAGCATTGCTGGCTTCCACCCAGCCTGTGCAGGTGCAAATCCTGTCACCCGCACTAGTCTTATAGCTCAAAGGTAGAGCAACTCGTTCTGAGCGAGAAGGTTGATAGCCCGAAACTATCTAGGACTGCCTTTAAAGTACTGCAGCTACACACTACCTCACAATGAAGACTTTACAGTTGGGTGGGTGAGGGCATGGCGAAACTGGGTATACTTTTAACAGGAGGACTTATGCTTAAAGGCAAGCAAGAGATATTTAATGAGTGGCAAGATATGCCAGAGTTTGTGCAAGAAGATAAAGAAAGCATAAAGGGTGTGATGGTACACTTTGAATCTCTTGAAGATATGGATGCTTTCTCAAAATTGATTGGTAGAAAAATTACCATGAAAACTAAGGGTATATTTTTCCCAGTAAAGACAGACAAAATACTGCGGGAGTATGTGGATGAATCCTGAGTATCCCGTATACATAATCTCTAAGGGCAGGGCACATAACCACACCACAGCCCACAAGCTAGAAGAGATAGGTGTACCTTACAAGTTAGTGATTGAACCGCAGGAATACAACGACTACTCTAAGGATACACCAAGAAGTAAGATATATGTTTTGCCTTTTAGTAACTTAGGTTTAGGTTCTACCCCTGCTCGCAATTGGGTATGGGAACACTCCATGGCTGCAGGTTTTGAAAGACATTGGATACTTGACGATAACATCAATGGTTTTGAAAGACTCAACAGGAACGTGCGAGCAAAGGTAACATCAGGCACTATTTTCAAGTGTGCTGAGGACTTTGTTGACAGGTATACTAATGTTGCCTTAGCTAGCTTTGAGTACCGTCAGTTTGCTGGTGGAGCACGAAGAGAAAAAGCACCATTCAGGCTAAACACTAGGACGTATTCTTGTATTCTTGTAAACAATAGCATACCTTACAGATGGCGTGGAAAGTATAATGAGGATACAGACATATCCTTAAGAGCACTAAAAGATGGTTGGTGCACTGTGTTGTTTCAGGGATTCCTGCAGAATAAGGCAGGAACAATGACCATGGCGGGTGGCAATACTGACACCATCTATAACACAGGGGACAATAGGAAAGAGTTTGCTGAGTCTTTGCAGCGCCAGCATCCAGATGTAGTAAAGGTTGTTTTCAGGTATGGTAGGTGGCATCACGATGTTAATTATAAGCCATTCTTGAATAACCAACTGATAAGAAAAGCTGGTCTTTCTATACCTAATGGTGTGAATAACTACGGGATGGTTTTAAAAGAATATTAGGGGGCATGCTCTGTTAGTCCAGCGGTTAAGACGCTCGGCTTTCACCCAAGTAACAGGGGTTCGACTCCCCTACAGAGCACTTAATATAAATTTGTACAGGAGGAAGTTATGTTTGAATTAACAGGACAATATGCAACAGCAAAAGTATTCTCTGATGTTGGGGAAGATAAGGCAGTAAGTCAGATAATTGAATTACTTAACCAGAGCTTTACACATGGAAAGAGCGTTCGTATTATGCCAGACTACCATGCTGGGGCAGGATGTGTAATAGGGTTTACTGCAGAGCTGGGAGAGATAGTAATTCCTAACCTTGTTGGAGTTGACATTGGGTGTGGAATGCACGTTACCAACTTAGGAAAAGTAAAGCTAGACCTACGTGCTTTTGACAATGCAGTACACACAATAATTCCAAGTGGACATAACTCACACCTAACAGTTGTAAAAAACTTCGGGGATATAGTAGACCTATATTGTTACAAGAAGTTAAAGAAGCAGCAGGTATTTCCACTGCAGATAGGAACACTAGGTGGTGGTAACCACTTCATCGAGCTTGACAAAGACACAGACGGCAATATCTACTTAGTTGTTCACTCTGGAAGCCGTAACCTAGGAAAGCAGGTTGCTGAGTACTGGCAGAAGGTAGCTGTTGACTCTTGTGATGCAAGTGTTCCAAAAGACCTGTGTTACTTAACAGGTGAAGCACGTGAGGGATACTTACACGACATGGAGATATGTCAAAAATATGCTAGCCTTAATAGGGAAGTAATATCAAACCTTATTGTAAACTTCATGTTTGTTGGCATCCAGAACATCGGACGTTTTGAAACAATTCATAACTACGTGTCACAGGGTATGATAAGAAAGGGCGCTGTGTCAGCAAAGAAAGATGAAATCTTTATTGTCCCTATCAATATGCGTGATGGTTCTTTAATATGTGTTGGTAAAGGAAATGAAGATTGGAATTTATCAGCTCCCCACGGAGCAGGTAGATTGATGGGAAGAAATGTTGCAAAGAAGACTCTGGACTTAGATGAGTTTGTTAGTAGCATGAAGGGTGTTTATAGTAGTACTGTAGGAGCATCCACACTGGATGAAGCACCAAATGCTTACAAGTCAATGCAAACAATTGTAGATGATATAGCACCAACAGCAGATATAATAGAAGTTATTAAGCCTATCTATAACTTCAAAGCAACAGGATAACATCCCTCGAAAGAGGGTTATGCTCCCGTGGTGGAACGGTAGACACGCTTGCCTTAGAAGCAAGTGCCGCAAGGTGTGGAGGTTCGAGTCCTCTCAGGAGCACACAGTAATACAAGCCAGTGTAGCAGAATAGGCATATGCAGAGAGCTTAAACCTCTAGGTCTGAGGGTTCGACTCCCTCCTCTGGCACTCATGCGAGCGTAATGGCCGTGCCTTCTAAGCACCACGTGCATAAAGGATGAAAATGCGGGTTCGACCCCCGCCGCTTGCTCTTATATTTAGGAGGACACATGTTATCTGGAACAGAAGTTTGGGTTATCTTAGCTACATCAGAAAGTGGAGACCATTATGGGCCAATAGTGTTAAGTGTAGAGCCGGAAGAATATATCTTGAAAGAAATTGCTCATAAGTGGGATGGTGATGAGGATATGGCAGGATGTGGTGACTATGGTTCATATGTATATTTAAGTGTTAGAAAGTGTATAATTGACCCAGTTAAAATTTAATATGCAGCTATAGCCGAATAGGCATAGGCAGCACTTTCAAAAAGTGAAATCTGCAGGTTCGACTCCTGCTAGCTGCACACGCTCTACTAGTATAGTGATTAGTACGCTGCGCTCTCAACGCAGTAACGCCGGTTTGACTCCGACGTAGAGCACTCTAGTTGGTTATGAGCCCCTTTAAAAAGTCCGCCACGACTAGGATAGCCGGACGTGCTCAAGCGGGAATATCTGGTAGACTTTTCCAACTATATAATATGCGCCTGTCGTCCAACAGATAGGGCACTTCGCTACGAACGAAGAAACGGGGGGGCAGCACCTCTCAGGCGCTCTTTTTATCCTCTAATATTCAAGGAGGCATATGTACCGCACTAGAGCTTTTCGTATTCATCAAACCAAGAAACACAAAGCTGAGGCTGTGCGCCGGATGAAAGAAGGTCACATGACTTGGGCACAGTACGAAAACCCTTTCTGGCACGCCGGTCACTGGTGGCGTAAGAAAGAAACTCCCCCTTGGGAAAAGCCTGATGTTATTGGTATTATGGCAACTACCCCAAGCACGAATTCCAGAATGCCAAATGTTCCAAGAAAATATGGTGGTGTAACCCGCCAAGAGCTCTTTAACATGATTGATGCTCTTGAAGATATTGAAGATGAGAAACCCGCAATTAAAGAAATCAAAGGGCAGAAATATGAAAACCCGTGGTCTTGGGATTAGCCCTTGACAACCACGGGTTTTGTAGTATAATTAATGTATCAATTAAACAGGAGGAAACAAATGGCAGAAGTAGCTTATCGTATTGTTGAAATTAAGAAGGGGAATTTCTATTCACTATTCCATGGTAATCAGGGTAGTAGAAAGTTTACCTTTAATGAGTGGATGGATGCCGACCAGAAGATTGTTAATGATGGTTCTCACGGTAAAGAATATCTTTCTGGCTTTCATGTCCTTCCGTCATTTGAAGACACTCTCAAATTCTTTCATCGTCAGTTTCGTAATAAGGCTGGAAGAGGAATTGTAAAGTGTCTGGTTGAAGACACTTACCCAAAGTCACACAGTCACAGCCCTGTGCTGTTGGCAAGACGAATGAAAATTGTTGAGTTGGTTTGGGAATATAATCAGGAAGAGGAGAATAAATAATGACAAAAGCATTGAGTAGTTACGAAGGTGTGGCACGTGTTCAAAAGATGTTGGAACGCTTGAAGAAGAACACAGGTGGTCTCGGTTACTTGGCTGCAGTGGACGCTGCTGCCCGCATTGAGGCAGGCAAGAAAGCTAAGGCTGCTGCGGAGGCTAAGGCTGATGGTGGAAATTAAGTTTGGGTTCTTGCGTCAAGATGATGATAGCCACTGGTATCTGATACCATCTGAGAAATTGTTGGAGTATGATAATCTTGTTGATAGAATGGAGTCAGGCTTATCAGCAGGTAAAGAGGCTTTCGAGTTAGAGAATGACTTCATTGAGAAGTTTGACCAGTATCGTGTGGGTGGCAGCTTATATGGTCTTAGGGTGGTGATTGAATAATGGACATTACTCTTTTAAGCTGGGTAGCCTCAGCACTCATCTTCATCGGAAACATTGTACTAATTAGAACAAAGAGCTGGAAGACCTTTCTCTGGTTCATGGTTGGAAACTCAATTTATGTTTACTACTGGTTAGTAAAACATGAATGGGCAACCTTATTATTAGTCTCATTGTTTTTAACACAGAACATCGTCGGCATTATCAAGTGGCGAAAACAGGAAAAGTAACATGGACGAACAACTTTATCAAATAGTTGAGCTACACCCCTTAGAGGGTTACATCCAGTATGCAGGAGTAGTTGGGTCAATTGGAACATTCTTGCAGGAGAGTGAGCTAGAGGACGGGTTCGTAGGTGGCGAGTTTACCTGTGTGCTAGATGGCTATGGGGACGTGAGTGATGAACAATTCTATTTCTATGGTGTTAAACTTATAGAAGTTGAACAAGATTAATGGGAGGATATGATGAAGAAAGAAGTTAGAGAAGTTGCAGTGCCAGCACAAATTATGTCACAGGTTGTCTGGATAGCTAGCGACGGAAAAGAATTCAATCAGGAACATTCCTGTAGATACCACGAGCGGGCTTTACATATTACAGAAATGTGGAAAAAGGTAAAGCTAAGTGCATTTCAGTCCAGTGTGTTAGGGGTATTCTATTTCATCACCGACCAAGAGACCTTGGACTTCTTAGTCAGCAATTATACTGGTAACTGGTCAATGACAGAAGCCGGCAAGAAATTAAAAGTTGGCGACTGGGTTCACTGTGACTTCAGAGAAGATGATAGAAATAATGACGAATACACAATAATCACAATGTCAGAGTTAATTGAAACAGTAGAAAAGTTTCAGGGAGAAATAAAATGATAGTTAAAATAGTAGCCGTAGAACATGTCACAAGCTTCAGTGATACTGACTTTCAAGAGGAATTAGATACAGTAATTAAAAGAATGCAAAAGGCTAGTGCTGGCACATTGGAGGTTCAATATCAGATGAGCAATACTCAACAGGATGTAGCATATTCAGCACTACTGATAATGCGGAATTAACTTATGACTGTGACATTCGAGCGAGCGTGGCAACTTGCCAGACTTGTTGAAGTTGAAAATCATTCTCCAAAATGTACTTTCTTTAAGACTGAAGGTACATGGCTGTGCGACTGTGACGTACTCTTTAAACATCCAGAAGTTTTAGACTGCGACCACCACTTTGGTAAAGATGGTGAAGAGTGTGAGAAGGGCATAGTACACTTTAGAGCAGGAGAAAGATGTGATTAAATATTTTATCTATACTTTAGTAACAATTCTTATGCTTTTTATTGTTAGTAAATTATTTTATATGGGTCTAACATGGCTAATAGAATAGATATTAAAAGTTGTTCTCGTTGTGGGCAAGACCATAATAACTTGTTAATGCACGAGTTTAAGAGACCAGTGGTAATAGCTTCTAATGAGATATTTACTCACTACACAGTTTGTCCAACTTTAGTTGAACCAATCATTATTAAGGTTGTTGACGACTTTGAAGACAAAGCTTTTGAAAGTGCTTTTGGTAAACAATAATTAGGTTTCTCAGGTCGGTTGAAGTCAGCACGATACCGGTCTTGGGTTCGCTGCTTGCAGTGCAGTGAGGAGAGTGCGCCACTAAGACGTAAGACAGGGTGATTGTGGGTCAGTAAGGGCAGTAGACTAGGCAGACTATAAGCTCCTGTATCACGAGTCAGAACCCACAGCTAGCAGAAAGCTGTTTGCCGGCTTCCTAGAAATCTGCGAATACACTGTCAGCTCAGTGACCTGACCACTGCAAGTAGATTGAGAAATCCCTCTTAACTGAGGGATTTTTCTTATCTAAAAATAAAAAAATTAAACTGTTATTAGGGGGCTATTGACACTTGACAAATTCCAATACATCATTTATAATTGCAACTATGACACAGCCGGAGACAGCTGTTACCTGTTGGCGTGGGTGCGTGTTAGCGAGGTGGCTGCGAACGGGATATTTTTATACTGTAAACGTGAGCGTCTGACCCACTTACGTGCCAGAACTCCTCGATAATTTCCCCAACCGAGTGCCTCTGCGTAATGTTTTGGGTATGCTATACTTTGTCTATCAATGAGATTTTACTTCCGGCTTCACTAGCTTGAGTTATGTCTCTGAACCTTTACAACTGAACCCATTTTGAATTCTGCGGGCGGAGCTGTGCCTAGTGAACACGGCGAACCCTGACTAGAACGGCAGGTAAGCGGATATAGCGACTATCAGGAAACGGTCTCCCTAGCTGAGTAACACAGGTGTAAAAGTACCGACGAATGGACAGCCTGACCATCGACCCGCCCACAGAGTGCCCATCGAGTAGCGATCGACGGTGATAAATCACGGCAGCGTGAAATACACTCCCATAAGTAGACAAAGACCCATATGACATCGAGCCCCTATAGTGACGGCAGGGGATGCGAGCAAGGGTTCATCGAGAGAAATTTCGAGCGTCGGCGAGATAATGACAGATTTTACAGGGGGTTGTGACAAGTATCCTGACACCATGCTACTGACATGGTGACAGGGCAGGTTGCCACAACCAGACACAGGCGACACGGAGGATACCATGAACTACATAGCGAACCGAAATTTCACCACAGTTGACAAGAACGGAATACACTACGCAGGCGACACCGCACAGGCGACGACGACCCTGCACTGCAATCTGAGTGACGGGAAATGGCGAAGACAGGCAGTGATAGCACGGACGATACCAGTCGAGGCCAGAGCACAGTGGCACGCACAGTCCAGAGCGAACCGAGCACTTGAGCACACCGAAGACACCCGCAAGTATGATGCCTACATCACGGCAGCAGGCAACTGGGCCATCAACGCAAAGGTCGACAAGTACGGGACAGTATGCAAGTGCGACGGGTACTCAGAGACCGCCCCAGTGCGAACCTTCGGCAAGTATGGAATGTACGGCAGTACCCTAGTATTCAGCAGCCCAGCACTCCTGCTCGGATACCGAGTAGCCACCCGCTAGAACCAGACAGATTTCAAGGAGCACCATGCAGAAAGTAGTAGCACTCTTCTTCCTGATAGTCGCAGTGGTAACAGTCACTGCAGGGTCAGAATTACTGACCCCCATACTCAACCAGCTCAACAATCTGGTGACAATTCTAAGGAGCATCTAATGTCTACACAAGTCTACTTCGGTTGGAACATCCCAGCGTCTGCCGGACGCAACGCCCACACTTCATACAGACCCCAGTATGAAGACATGGCACGGATTTACTCGGTCATGCTCGATGAGCGAGTGTCACCACGTGATGTAGACATCTACATCGAGGTCAGCTTGAAAGAGAAGGCTTGTGGCATGGACTTTGACTCAGCCATGGCATGGCGGAAGATGCTCGAAAGTCACCCACTGCACAGGGTGATGAATGAGATAGGTGGTCGTAGACTCGCAGGTGAATTGCGAGTGCACCTGCCGCTCGATGAGCAGGGTGACCACGTTGGTTCGGTCAGTGACAAGGATGTAATTGAGTACACGCTCATATCCTTGGGTCTCAACGGTGATGCAGCCAGCTTAATAGACTGCATCTACTGGTGCTGACGGGTAGGGTCAAGGGAGCTGACCCCTAACAGCTCCCACTTTTACCAGTGTCCATGGTGACGTGGACACTTGTAAGAGTAGGATGTGCCTGCTCATTGATGGAGGTAGCAATGACTATCAACGGTTGTAATGTTCGTGACAGTAAGGGGACATTCGTTGCTCACGAGTGCAACGGACGTGAAGTAATCTCACGGGTCGGTCAGACAGTTGTTGAGACTGTGACCTGTGAGTGTGGCTGTGGTGACAAGCACGACTTCATTGTTGCCACTGTGCAATGTACTGAGTGTGACATGGCACACGACGTGACCATCGCAATGGTTCGATAGGAGGAACTATGCTCGACATTGATGTATCCTTTGCTCTGATTTCCAAGGCGAAAGCCACTTTGCCTGCTGAGTACGACACAGCGGCATACTCAACCGTGTACCACCTGCAGGGTGACAGTGTTGTAGCCAAGACTCACAACAAGGTCACTTACGAACTGGTGCACATGATGACCCTGTACCCCGTTGGCAAGGGTGTAGGTAACCAGATGGCAAATATCAAGAAAGGTAAGGTGACAATCAATATTATTTCATAGTGAGACTACGATACGAAGTTACGGAGTGCGACTGTGACTTTGTAATGTAGCACTTGCTGCAGACTGTTAGTGAGGAGGATTGACAATGCAGTATGCTTATGTTGTGAACTTTTGGTACGAGGCAGGTCGTCTGGATTTCGCTGGAATATTCAGCAACGCAGACACCATGCTCGACACACTCAAAGGAATTCGTATGGACATATGCAGAGATGAGGTTCGGCATCTGTTTCTCAAGGCTGAGCACTCAGGTGTAATTGAACGTGAGTTCATTGGCATCTGGAAAGTGGAAGTCTGCCGAGCACCAGTAAGCTGGATACCTGCAGGACACGTTGACAATTACTGGATTGACACAGTGATGGGTGTATGGGTCAGCCCATTGCAAAAAGGTGTCAATTATTCAATCACCGTGTGTGATGGATACGTTCGACTATAGGTGACACTATGTTCTGGCGAAAGATAGCATATATGGTCAATATTTATGACGTTGACCAGACACATGTTCTCAGTGGCACATACGTCTCAGTAAGTGACGTGTCAAGAATTCTGGACTGTACTTTTGGAAAGAGGTGGCAAAGTTTATATCATTTGTTTGATAGTATCAATCTACGTGGACTCCAACATGGTGACAAAAAATCAGAAAAGAGTACATGTGGACGTATTGATAATCTGACAATCATCGTAACCATGGTTTATATAAGTGGTCAGGATAATGTCAAGACACATTTCAACTTACTCAAAGGAGGTAAGTCTCATGTCCAGAATAGCTAAGTTTCCAAAAGACGTACCATACTACGTCTTCAACCAGTCCCCGCAAGGTGACTGGCAACCAGTGCTCCAGCACGATGCAATCACGTTCGCAGTGAACGTGCAAGCTGACAATGCTGAGCAAGCCAATCGGATTGCTGAGAAGATTGGTGTCTACTTCGATGGGGTCAAGAATGAGATTGATTGTCCATGTTGTGGTGATAGATGGAGCAGGGTAAAGGACTCATCTTACTACTATACACACTCTTTGTATCCACTATTCTGGTCAACCGTCGCTAGACTTGATAACCCCCAATGGTATGTTTCTAATCGAGTACTTCCAGATAGTGTTCGTACTATCTTGATGGAGCAGGAGTTTCATTTGACTGTCGTAACAAGCGGCAGAATTTACCTGCGAAATGTGCTCACTGCTGAGTATAAGATACTACCGTTTACAAAGTATAAAGTATCACCGGTCTGGATTAGACCGGAAATATCTGACCCGTCCAATTGGTAAAGGAGCAATAAGATGGACATAAGCTTAGTGTACGATTTTTACTACCTGAACGCCGCCGAGTATCGCATGTGGACTATCAAACCACGTGATGATGCTGAGAACCTCGACGTTCGCTACTGGTCTCTGCGCCGTGCAGTAGAGGGACACCTCGAAAAAGTAATTGATGTAATGGCTGACACATTCGTAGCCTACGCATTCATGGCAGCATTTGGTGAGGCACGGCACGCATATGACAAGGCATCCGGTGAAGCCCCCTGTGACCTGCCGAGTGGTGGACGTGGCAGTGCATATGATTCCGCCATTGAATATGACTTGTTTGCATCAGCACCTGCACTGATAAGGGTATTCGACCAGAACTGGGAAAGTGGGTATGGTGGCAATGCGTGGAAGTCAATTTCAAAAGCAATCAGTCTCTACAAAGTGAACAAGACTGTCTTTGTAGACCACATCATTGACCTCAAGCATAATGGGGGCTCACTGTTTGATAAGGACGGTGTGCTCGAACGAGTGCACCTGAATATGGATATTGGTGAGAACACCCTGATGAACTTCCTCGACCTCAAGAAGAATTATGACCTGCTTTCCAATGGGATTGATGATGAGAAGTATTATGCTCACGTCAGTGTAGATGTTCGTAAGCTGTTGGAAAACTTCGGCAAGAGAAATGGTGGTCACATCACATTCTACCACCATCGTCCAGACTTATGCAAGAAATTGTCTGAGACATGTGACCTCGGCATGTTTGGTACTGATGTACTTGGCTCTCAGGGCTGGGAGGAAATCTCTCAAGAATCTCAGTGTGAGAGTTGTGGCAGTAGTTATCCTAGTGAGGACATGTATCACACAGAGGGGGGCGACATACTGTGCAGTGATTGTTACAATGAGGACTACGCAAGCTGCGACCACTGTGGTACAGAGTTGTACAAGGAGGATGCCAAGGTTACATCGGGTGGCGACTACATCTGCGACCGTTGTGCAGCACGATATTCCTACATACAGTGTGAGAACTGTGGATACTGGAGCACTGACAGCAAGGAGTACAAGGGGGATGAGTATTGTCAGGACTGTTGGGAGTTTACTTGTGACCAGTGCTGTGATATACATGAGGCTGATGAGCTCATCGAGAATGAGGATGGTGACTGGATATGCTCCTCATGTAATGATAAGAACAATGAAGAGGGGGCTGGTGATGAACCAGCCTCTTCTACCACAGAAGAAGAGGTGAACAATGAGTAAGAAACATAAGAAATCACGTTTAGATAAGCAAAATTTCAACGAGTGGGTTAGTAATAATCTCACTCAATTGGAGGCTGACTTAGCCAATCCAAAAGCACCTGTCAAGACTGCTACCAGATTTGCCGATGATGAGCTCAGCGATAAAGAATGGCTTGAGCTACACAAGGGTGAGTTTGAAGATGATGACCTGCGCTATGCAGACTACTGGGACAGAACTGGTGGTAAAACTACTACGTCTGGCGTTTGGAATTCATATGCAAGAAAAGAATGTCACAGGGGCAACAAGAGTATAGTATCCTTTGAGAATAAGGGCACACTCTATGCAGGTGGCACATCCCGTGGAGCTAAGGTATACAGGGGTATGCTAGTAGTTGACCTGACAGGCGGGGACTTAGTGTTTGGTGCAATGCCAACCACTAATCGACCTGACCTATTCCCCTCAATCAGTGAGCAGAATGTTCAGTTTGTATCACTGCCAATCTTAGACTACGGTCAGCCGGAGCACTTGGACTGGACATTCTGGAAACAGTTTGCAGCAGACATCAAGGCAGTCTTGCTCAGTGGCAAGGATGTGCTAGTATGTTGTATGGGTGGACACGGCAGAACGGGTGTAGTACTATCCATTCTGATGGGGCTGTGGATGCCAGAGTTATCTGACCCAGTGAAATGGGTGAGGGCTAACTACTGTGATGAGGCTGTTGAGACACGCAACCAAGAACGATATGTTGCGGCAATGATTGGTGAGCAGAAGTTTGTAGTACGAGCATCACCAGCAGTAACATACCTGAATAAGGGTAATGGCAATGCAGTATTGCCAGCCGCAACGGCAGAGCTCACACCTTACTGGAACAGTGTGACTAAGAAATTGGAGTACAGATGAGGATGCCAACAATTCGTATCAGTGAGCACGCCAAGCGTGAGGCGGAGGTGAGAGGCATAAGTCTCTCACTACTCCGCTATCGTATCAACCAGTGTGAGCAAGCCGCACTTGAAACACCATATGAGGAGGCGAAAGTAATAATAAGAGTACTCGATGAGGACAAATTTACTGACAACTTTAGCAACGGCAACGTGATTGTCGCCTGTGTTGACCCTGTGAAGAAGGTAGTCAAGACAGTATTCTACCGACGGGCTGAGCAAGTATTCAGACCGTGTGAAATTGACCAGTATGTGAGGTGAGTAATGGCAGATGGATTGATTATCAATATGTTGATAAACTCTAATAAAGAGTTTGCTTCTAACCTACAAAGTGCATGGTCTGAATGGGCATGCTACAGGTCAGACCCATTCAGACACGACTTCTGTGAGGTAGACTGTGATTGTGAAGATAATTTCATGGATACATTAGTAACAATGGTAATACCTGTAGACATGGATACACCTATCCTGCGAGACCAGATTGAGAATTACATAAGGGACTATTAATGGACACAATCAAGATGTACATAATGCAGTTCTTATTGTGGCGTATGCGCCGACATGATATTCGAATTGCTGAGGGTATGGAATACCTCATCAATTGTGAGTGGTAGGAGGATTGCAATGTTATATGACAAGATGTTAGAGCTAGTGAACGCCAAGTTTGGCTATGCACAATATGTGCATGTCAACCAAGTCATGCGATTTGGTGACCAGATATTGGCACTCATTCGAGTGGATGGACAGTACACGTGGACAGGTTTCCTGTTCGAGTATCCTGATGGTGGCAGGGACACCAGTTCACTGGTAATCAAGGGCACAGTGTGTACTTGGGGGCTAGAGGGTGAAGCTAACCACACTAGTGGAGAGCATAGCCTTGACCTAATCATGGCATGGATGGTAGATAACTGTTGGCATGGCAAGTCAGCAGCATCCTTGACAAAATAACTATTCGATGCTATACTATAACTAAGGAGGAAGACTATGACCAGTATGATTAGTATCACCAAGATGTTGAATGACCTCGGTGGGAATAAAGCCGAGCAGACTAAGGTCAAGCTGCAGATAATTGAGCAGACCAGTGACCTGCAGACCAAGCTGAAAGACCTCGGCAAGTTTGCCACAGCCTTGAGCAATACCATCAAGGCAGAGTGCGAGCTGGCTGGTATCATGGAGGCAGTTGGCGAGGGTGCTAAAGTTCTCAAAGTAACCAACACCCCACTGTGGAATAACGAACGCTTACTTGAAATGTGTGTCAAGTATGGTGTTCCTGCAGATGCACTCTTCGAATGTCAAGAAGAGGCTACCTCATACTACAAGATAGTATGAACGGACTTAGCCTACTCTGTTTCCTTTCAATAGCTGCCATAGTCTTCGGACTATGGTGGCTAGTAACTACATTCAAAATCACACGGAGGTAATGTTATGTATAAGATAGGTACAAACCTTTTTGCAGTTGATATAATGAGAACATATGATGGTAATACTGGGGAGTATACATCAAAAGAAGTGTATACACCAGTACATGTGTACCAATCAAACCTGTGTGAGACACTCGTCAGGTTTCCAAATGGTGAAGTAATATGGGTATCTAATCGACTACTTGTAGTGGAGGCTAAATAACATGGCTAATAAAAAGTTTACATGTAGTGTGTGTGGTGATGAGCAGAACATGAATGTTCTCTCTGAGTATTCTTACTTCAACTCAGGGCAGGACTCTGCTGAGAAAGCAGTTGAGGTCTTGAAAGACAATGACATCATCTGCTCTTACTGTACTGGTGAACTCGAACCAGTTGCCGAGCACCGGAAATCCAGTGTTCAGAAAGCTGAGTACTTGCAGAACCACTTCGGTATTGACATCCTCAATGCTGATGAGGGAATGCGCTCATTTATTGAACAGAATTATTAGGAGGCAATATGTATAAACTACTATCTAAAGTTCTACGGGTATTGTCCGAGGCAGGCATGGCAATCAGTGGATTGCTACTGCATATCAGTGGTGTCAATCAAGGTACTAGTTTCCTTGTAGATTGTCAGCGAGTGGACAATGAAATCACTGACCTGATTCACGAGCTGGAAAGAGAGCGTAACTTATGGTCATAGTATTGTGGATGCTATGGTTGACAAGGATACTTCGTGCACACATAGCACGCTTGTTAGCTGCGAGCAAGCAACTGGAGTATGCTAGCTACCTGCTCTCCCAAGAGCAGGAGGCTGGCATTGTCTCTGAGAGATATGTTGTGAACAAGGTACGGTTCTACCGTATCAAGATGGACATGTTACATAATAACTTTACGGTATCAAGCTGGCTACTGAAAAAAATTCAGGGCGGGCTTAGGGAGAATAGCTTATGAGAACAACACAAATCATCCCCTTTGAAGAAATACCACAACATGTTTTGAATAAGGCACTCAACATGTTGGCTATGAGAACAAGACATCAAGACGTAACACGTGTCTGGCATTCGGTAGATGATGTGTGGTGGATAAACATATTCTTCTATAGGTCTAATGGTGTTCTCAAACGGAATGCTTCTATATATCCTAGAATAGCACAGGGCGGGTGTGATTACAGTCGTGAGTTTGTTATAGTAAAGGATGATGAATAATGTCAATGATAATGGTTAGAATGAAATTACCACACACGGGTCGTTGTCCTTCATGTGGCAATAGTGAGGGGTTTGTGACTGACCACATTACTTGGGTGGCTGTGCAGTGTACCAAGTGCAACTGCTTCTCACACCCGACCCATGAGCAGATTGGAATACCAAGACAGGAGGATTGTCAAGATGACAGTGACTAACCGAAACAAGTATGAAAATGTAACCAACAGAATGTATGAACACTTCTGTGATGCAGTGTTTGTTTACATAGAAAGTGTGTATGATGAAGTAATCAAACCATATGTTGACAAGTACAAACTTGTATTCTTGTCCGGCAACGGAACATGGTACATGGGTAGTACAGATGAGACACCTAAATGGTTTGTCCGTAAGTATAAGGGTTATTATCATGGAGCAATTGACCCTTGCAAAACTATCCAAGATGTGTTAAACTCAGAGGTATATGGTATGCCTCACAATTGTTTAGGTTCTCTTATGCCCAGCTCAAGACAGGAGGTAATCGAATGACTACTAAATTTGATATGACTGCTATCAATGATAAGGTACTGTCCATGATGGAGACCTACGGCACAGGGTGGATGAAGCCGTGGGTTGATATTTATGGTGGGGCTATGCCGTGCAATGCTGAATCAAAGCGTCAGTACACAGGGTTCAATCCATTCATTCTGATGTCTACTCCCTTTACCTCACGGTACTGGGGTAACTTCAATTGTTGGAAGAGACTCGGTGCTCACGTAAAGTCAGGTGAGAAGTCAACCAGTGTGCTATTCTGGAAGATTATCAACGGCAAGGATGAAGATGGTAACCCCAAGACCATCCCGCTGATGAGAACCATTGCACTATTCAATGCTCAACAGGTTGAGGGGTGGACAGAGCCGGCAAGCACAGTCACCTTGTATGCAACACAAGGGTCACAGCTTGTAGATGACTTGCTCACTCGTCACCAAGTTATCATAGACTACGGTGGTAACAAGGCAGCTTACATTCCTAGCTCAGATAGGATAATCTGCCCACCTGCAGAGGCTTTCAAGACAGAGGATGGTTATGACTCAACCAGATTGCATGAGCTTGCTCACTGGACAGGACATACCTCTCGATTAGATAGGCTTGACAAGCACACCTCTGCAGAAGAGGAGCTTGTAGCTGAGCTCGCCTCACTCTACATGTGTATGACACTCGGAGTGAGTAAGGAAATTCAACCTGACCATGCTCAGTACCTGCAAGCATGGAAGGAACGCATCAAAGATGATGAGTGGTCTTTCTATAAGACCAGTAAGCTGGCAACAAAGGTAACTGAATACTTGTTGGCTGAGAAAGAGGAGGAACAAAATGATATTTGAATTAGATGATGCAGTACTGACCATGTATAATGGCTCAGCATGTGTGTATATATGGTACTTCGGGACATTTGCACAGGCGCTCTACCTTACACCTGATGAACCGTCGCCAATCACTGTTGCTTTGTTCACTCAGGAAGAAGTGAGTGATGAAGTTGACAAGCTTACGATGAATGGGTGGACATGCCAATGACAAACACTAAGGACGACTTCGAAAAGATAGTTATACATGAGTATATAGACACAGGTGGTCTCAACTGCCCCGTGTGTGGTGCAGAGTATTCAGTAATCAACACCTCACCTATGGGTGAAGACTTGGGACGGGACTGCAGATGTGAAGAGTGCGGAGAAGAGTGGAGGGAACTCTATGCACTAGTTGGAATAGAGAGGTAGACATGAAAGCATACAGAGAAATGGAGAAGCTGTTAGCTGAACGCATGCTCTTCTCGGTATCACGCATGAAGCAGGCATATCGCTTGCTTCGTGCTGTACACCTTGAAGTACACTACGGTGAGGGGGTTATGTCAGACACCACACACTTGGACATACGGGACTTCTTTATTGAGCAAGCTAATCAAGACAGAAGAGACTATGGTCTTAGCATATTTGACTCAGAAGAAGAAGATGAGGAGGAAGATGAATTAGATAATAGTGAAAGAAGCTATTGACAATTAGTTAATAATAGTTTATAATACTTTTATTAACTTTAATTAAGTTTATTTAACTTTCTTATTAAATACAGGAGGATTACCTATGGATAAACTAACTTTCTCAAAGGGTTCTGGCAACTCTAAGCTGACTAAAATAAAGAATGCTAAGGTGTTTGGGTTCTCTATACCAGCCGGCAAGACCTGCCCTGCAGCTACCATATGTAAGACAATGGTAACTCGTGATGGTGTACTCACAGACTATGGTACTATCCGATGTTTCGAGGCAAGCATGGAGGTACAGTATAAACAGTTACGTGATATGGTGTGGCGTAACTTTGATATACTGTGGGCAGCAGGTCACAATGCTGATGTGTTAGCTGACCTCATAGATAGCTCGTTGCCTAAGGGTGCTACCCATATTCGTATCCATGTGGGTGGTGACTACTACAACTTTGACTATTACTTGGCGTGGATGCGTGTGGCACAGCGGCATCCAGAGATAATCTTCTATGGGTACACCAAGATGATACCTTTCATCAAGGTAACTCGTCCAGATATGCCGGCAAACTTTCGTATCACTGCCAGTATTGGTGGTAGGTATGATGAGATGGCCTACCAGTACCCAGTCTACGCTCGCATTGTCTACAGTCAGCAGGAAGCTGATGACTTAGGTCTTGAAATAGACCATGATGATAGTCATGCCATTGACTGCACCAAACCATATGCTATAATTATTCACGGCACACAGCCTGCAGGTTCAGTAGCCGGCAAAGCAGTGGCAGCGTGGCGTAAACTTATGAAGAAACAGGAGGTAAACAATGAGTAAATTAACTAATAGGGACATAGCTGCTTTCCGTAAGCAGATAACTGCAGCATTCAAGATGGTTCGCACCCACGATATTTGGGCACGACAGAATCACAAGTGTTGTGGTAGCTGTGGGTTTGCAGCATTACCAGACCACATCCTGTACACTGGTGATAAACCATTGGGTGACGCTGTGTTCTACAGTGCACAAGATAGGGAGAGCATGAAGTCTGGTAAGTTCTACATATCCTTTACCACTAAACGGGCGGCCAATTTATTGGTTATGTCTGGCATACTGTCGGGTATATTAGCCACTTGGAATGGTGATGAAGAGGAGCGTGTTTGTTTTGAGTACATCTTTCCATGTGTAAAGGAGGAAGTATAATGCCTATATTATATGCAACAGGTGCTTATATTGCACCACACCATCTACCTAATGGTAGCTGGGCATGGATAGTAACTGGGTTTGAGGATGACACTTTCCAAGATGGTGTTGAGGTAGACATTCCAGTAACTGCTGATACTTGGGAAGAATTAGTAACACCAAAAGTAGAGGAGGACTAATCATATGATGAAAGACCCACAAGGTCATACCTGTAATGATACTGTTGCTTTGAAACGGTGGACACGACTTGGTAACAAGTTGGCTGAGATAACAGGGACTACCCTGCTAGGGTTCAACCCTAACATCTTGCTGCTGCATGCAGACAAAGTAACCACGGCTACAATCCCATCATGGGTAGCCATGGAAATTGTTGGTGCTGTGATAGAACTTGAGAACAAAGTAAGTAGACTAGGAGGTACACATGTTACGCTTACCCGATGGTAATCCTGCCAAAAGTGAGAATGAATATACTATGGAGTGGGATAACGTAGGCAGTTATATTGAGTCATTCCTAGGAGGTAAGTATGTGGGGAAAGTGGATGATGTACTACACTTCACTAATGAAGATAACCCCAACCATACACATACCATCAGCACAGTCTTGGCGGGCAGGTTATACTCTAACCTAATCAGGATAGAGTGCAAGCTGATAGCAACAGAAGAGATAGCTCGTGCCTATATAGAGGCTGAACAAACAGAAGGGTGGTAGCACCCATCAATCAAGGGGGATTGATTTGGAGCAGAGGCTCACTACCTCAGGGGAATAGCTCCTAAACCAGAAAGCCACACAAAGGCGTGGCAACAGGCAACCACAATTACAGCGGACTCAAGCCTGAAAGCCACCATTAGGCCTGTTTGCAGGCGACAAGGAGACAAGATGACAGCGAGCAAGCACACAACTGTACCCGTAGTGTTCGAGGGGTACGAAGTCCAGTTCATTAACGTGCCCGATATGCGTGAGTATGATGCGGCTGTGTCATATGTACTGGGGCAGGGATGGGAGATATATGATACGTGGTTCACAGATGGTGTAGCACCTACTACTATCTTCATCCGCCGGCTAGCTAACATGCCGGCAAGCATACTGCAGTAAACTCAGTACACATGTGTACTGCGTTCACTGCGAACAGGGGGTTGACAGCTAGCAATAACTATGCTATAATTAATGTGATATTCAATTGGAGGTAAGCACATGGAGCAAAGAGAATTAACTACAGAAGATGTTATCTATATGGCAAAGCTTCACATCAACACAGACCCAGACCTGTCGGCTAGAATACTAGCTGACTCTCAGGTAGCTGCTGACTGTGGACTAGTGGACGAGCTGACTACCATGATAAAGCAAAGGGATGCAAGCAGGGGGGACATTCGCAGTATACTGCAGACTATTGAAAGGCATCTTGTTAGCGAGGGTGCTATGCCTAAGCTAACTTGGTTGTACTGTTTCCGCTGTGGCATGAGTCACTATCATAAGTATCAGGGGATGGACACATGGCTGTGCCCCAACTGCCACGCTGTGAGGACAGTAGATAAAGGACAACTACTTAAAGGGAGCATTAACGATGCGAGAGGACAAGTGGAAGAAGAGGGACAAAGCAAGACATAAAAGAGAGCATGGCACAGTCGTTGGTAGCCGCTCCGTATTCACTATCATTCAGGCACAGATAAAGCGTGCCGGCAAAAATAAAAAGAGAGGTAAAGATGGGCGATAACCTTACTATTAAAATCAAACCTTTGAGCAAGTCAACTGGCAACCTGTTAGCTGACTGCAGTGCCCTGTGTGCTGATGCCTATGTTAACCTGCTCAACCTGCAGATGAAGTATCACTATACTGCTAGTAGTGGGCATCCAGAAGTTATGTACCACGACTGCCCGCTGTGTGATGGTACTCGTGACCTCCTCATAGACCTAAGCAGAGCACACATGCTGCTAAGGGGGGAGGCAGAGGTAACTGACAAGCGGACTAGCTTGCGTACTCGTCGGCTGATAACGGTGACTAAGCTGCCTCGTTAGCTGAGTACCTAGCGAACAGCTTGCTGTTAGCTCGGTGCTCTTAGCTGACTGTTAGCTGTGGGTACTGTGTCCGCCAGAGATTTTTTAAGACATTGGTTCTGGCGGAGTTAGGCCCACTAATTGATTATTTTATTGTATCATTGTATGATTGTATTAATGTATATAGGAGGTTAGCATGAATATACTAGAGACTAGAATGCAGAGGTTAGCAGATGTCATGGAGTACGGAGAGGACATAGCTAACTGGGATGCAGGCACACTGATAGCCTGTGCTACTGTACATATCAAGCGTCTTAATGAACGTATTGCAGAGCTTGAAAATGAATGGTTACCAATACGCACTGCACCTATAGGTATTGAGATAAATGTTAAGACTCCTGAGTACTTTGGTGTTGCAGGTTATTCATCTATTACTCTTACCAGTCCTGAGCATAGGGTTGCGGTTGCCCGTGACGGAGAGTATGTTTCGTGGAGGAGAATGCTATGACTAAATTACTCATAACCGACAACCCACTAGATGACGCAGCCCACGTAATCAGCAGACTGCATGCTAGCTTACTGCACACTGCACGCACCAACCATATCAACAGTCCACACCATAAAGGTGCAATGTCTAACTGTCCTAAGTGTGAGCCTGTCATTGATGTACTTGATGATGCCACTACTATGTGTGAGCATCTGCTTTCTCTCTCTAAGGAATAGTCTGTTTACATCGGAGGTGTGTCCGGTGTATTCAGCTAACAAGCAACCCCAGTTTACAGGCTACTTGCTGTCCTGTATTCTGGGGCTTGCAAGATTTGTGTCTTCATGTTATAATTAATAATAACAACAAGTGCATATTGCTATAGGGCATTTTGTCACCACACAGCGGGCGTGATGTTCGTTGTACAAGTTTATACAGGAGGAACAACTATGGCAAGAATAACATCTACCTATACCAGTAAAGAACCGTGCCCAGAATGTGGGGGAAGTGTGTTGGTATCTGAGTATGAAACTTATGGTACTACTCTTAATAATGCGGGGGACGATGTTGATGTTATATACTATCACACCCAATATTGCTGTACTGAATGTTCTTTTATGGAGGATATTTAATGTCTAATACTGAATATGAAATCATCGACCAAGACTATTATATCAGCGACGAACCCTGCCCAGAATGTGGCAAACCAATCGTGTCTGTGACGGTTACTAATTGGGCTAAGTATCTGCTTGGTCATAACTTGGATGTACTTGAATACACAGGGACAACTTATTCATTCGTTTGTAGTAATAGAATGGTGTGTGGTTTTCGTTTTGCAGTAGATGTAGTGTGATAAAACTCACTACCATGCAAAGAAATTGCTTTAGTTACAACTGACACTTTTTGTCACTGTCAATAGTGTCAATCACAGAGGAGAATATAATGTCTTTAGAAATTATATCCAATGGGAATGGTCGGCATATTGCAAGTTTCAGATGCCCACAATGTGGTAATAGTCTAAAGGTTTACATCAAAGATACTGCTCCACATAACATCCGCTGTGCTTGGTGTGGTCTAACAATACGTGAAGTAAAGAGCAAGAGTGCTGATATTGATACACGAGACTTGCGCCGACGTAAAAGAGATTACATGCAGATGAGATAATTTTTTATCCTAGAAATTTACACTTGAAAATTATTAGGAAGTGTGGTATAATTAATGTATAGTTTGAGGAGGCAATAACATGTATGGTATAACAGTTAAACAAAAGAAAGCTTTACGGGCAGCAGTTACCAAGCACGTAGCTAACACTGGCAGGTTTCCCAGTGAGGCAGCATCACTGCCAGAGTTTGATGAGATTGGGGATATGAACCCGTGTGAAGTTTATTGGCAGTATGCCAATCGTTATGTTGAAGACCTGAGAAACTCTGAGTTTGTCAGCGTCCCTTATGAAACTTTCTAGGAGGAAACACTATGGAAAATCTAGGTAAATTGATTGGCTTTCTTATATTTGCACCCATCGTGATTGTCTTGGCAATTGGTTTCATCGGTGTGGTAATTGCTTTCCTTGCCCCCGTAGCTTTGGTTCTGTTGCCCATTGTAGCAGTCTTTGGTATCGGTGGTCTTGTCACAGTGGCTGCTGGCTAGGAGGAAAATGTATAAACTTATACTTAAGATGTCCTTTGGGATAGTAGCAGTACATAAGCGTGACTTCATTACTTGGCGTGAAGCTATGTTGTTTGCACAGGGTATGCCTGTTGGCTTTACGCCAGTACTAAAAGAAGATGTGCCTGATGGTGCAATTGAAGTACCTTTGAAAGAACACAAAGAGGAGGAATAATATGTGGGGTGGTGGTTTAGATAGAACACGGTATGATGAAGAGCAGGGAGCAGAGTTACCTGAGTGCCCTGAGTGCGGAGCGTTCATGGTAGAGTATGGGTTTGGTTCTGGTGTATACTTTGCTTGTCTTGAATGTGAGAAAGAAAACCAATGTAAACATGAAGACTGTGATGCTGAGGCAGTACGTGATGGCTACTGTATAAATTGTTGGGACTGGTTGAATGGAGGGTTATAGTGGCAGCTAAGAAATATAAAATAGTGGATATTCATTCTGCAGATAGTTGGTATGAAAACAGGAAGATGTTCAATCTCATTGGTATGGTTGGAGAATTTATACCTTGCAAAACACAAGTAAGCTTTATTCCTAAAGATTGTGGCTGGCAAGTAGGAACATTCATTCCTGATGATGGGCCACTTACATTCCTATTTATTGGGGTTAAACTGGAGGTCATATAGTGTATAAGATAATGCAATTACCTATTGAGTTAATCAATGTTGAAAAGAACCCACGCCTAAATGTGAACAACTTGTCTGAGCTTACATCATCCATGCAACAGAATGGTTTGCTTGTACCTATCAGTGTATTCATTATGAATGATGAATACTTTGTTCGCTTTGGTCACAGGCGCTTGGAGGCTGCCAAGATATTAGGGTGGGAAACAATTGATGCAATCATTGATGCCACCCCTGAGAGTAATGCTGAATTACTTAGACAACAGTATGCGGAGAATCAACACAGGGTGGGTGCAACCTACTTCGACAATGCTAATATTGTATCCGACATGAAGGCTCTTGGTATGAAACAAAAAGACATTGCAGAACAACTGGTCATGTCTGAGGCTGCTGTTAGTCTATACTTGTCCATGCTCGCAGCATCCCCGAAGATACGGGCAGCAGTTAACGATGGTCGCCTGTCACCAAGTGCTGCAGAAGAAGTCATTGCCCTGCCGGAAGAAGAGCAGGAAGAAATTGCCCAAGCAGTTATCAGCGCCAAGACAGTAACGGCTGTGAAGAAACTGGTAGCTATGCACAAGATGGAAGGTGCTGGTGGTAAGGTTAAGCAGATGGTTCTTGGAGAATATACACCAGAGAACCCATTGGAATTAATGACAGTCGCCATGCTTGAACGTGTGGCACATGAGTTATTGTCCATCCAAGAAGATGTGATTGTAGACCCACAAGTTGGCAAGCAAGCACGTGACCTAGTGAATAGCATACGCAAGATGTTGTCTGGTGTTATATCAAACATAAAGGAGTAATCAAATGAGTAGCATACACATACGACCAAAGTTATATGAAACCTTTGCAGGGAACGGCAAGAAGTTTATATGCTTGGGGGGACGTGGTGGTTGGAAAGGACAAAAGCTGTGGCAAAGGGTTGTTAAGAAGGGGTGGTTCTGGGTCAACAAAGGTGAAAAGTTTTGGGACTGGCCTAATATGTTCTTCTTGGTGGAAGGAAAAGAAAACAAGAAATATGATTATACACTCTATTAAAGAAGGTGAAGAAGATGATAGACAAAGTTGATGTAACACAACTGAACCTAAGTGAGGCGGACACTCAGGCTGCAGATAAATTCATCCGTGAAGCTGAGTGGCATCCAAGCATGTATTGTCCTGCCTGCGGAGACAACATGTTTAAGGCACAAATGGGAAAGAAACTTGTCTGGCTGTGTCGCTCATGGATATACTTTGAAGGAGGTTGTGAATGGATGGAATGACTTACTCTAATGTAAATGACATACCAGATGTATGCCCTTTGTGTGGTATTACTCTTACTGAATTCTGTCGGTGCTACCGTTCACACAGCAGGTGCTCGAATGGACATAGCTCCATTATAAAGTCTTTTACTAGGAGAGAGCTTAAACCAGATGGTCGAATGCACATGGTGGAAACTTACTTTCAGAGGGTGAAAGAATGAGTAAAATAAAAAAATCTGAGTTAGAAAAACTGGTCTTTGAACCAATAACATTTGAGCCGTATGTGGGCAGCCATGTACGGGTATGTGCCCTGTGCTTTGGAAGACAACTAGAGAATGGTTTAGTTGAACACAAAGAGTATTGTACTCAGGTAAAAGCACAAAGAGAGCTTTTATTAATTTCAAGTAATCTTGTGCAATCACTTACAGGACTACGTGACATAAGTAAAAGAATTGATAGCTTGAAGGAGACTATAACATGATTGAGAATGGTAATAAAGTAATGGTCAAATTTTATGAGAATGATGTATTTCCATTTCAGTGTGGTGGACTTGAGATTGAATGTGTTGTTATCAACATGCCCCGTGGAAACGCAGACTTGCTACAACTTGAGTACACAGAGAGTGATGGTAACAAAATAATATTCTCTGTTAACCCAACAAGTCCGGCATTCGTTGGAATGTATAGGACTACAAAGGAAAGTGAATAATATGTGTGAAGGTAAAGATACTGGTTGTCCCTGTAATCTTAATAAACATTCCATGACTGTTCCTCTGGACTTTCAAAAAGTATATCCTGTACCAACCACAATATGGATAGACGGTAAAGGATATGATAGGACAATTGTAATTAGTTTGATTGATGAAATAAAGTGCCTAAATACTCATATCTGGGCAGACAAAATAATGCTGCAACATATCTTAGACAACGACACAACCTTGTGTCCACAAACGAGAATGTTTATTCGGAGAATGATTGATGGCTAATGTAATAAACATATACAGAGAAATAAATGAGAGTTTTAGAAAGATGTTTGGCACAGGGGCAGTAGTAATCAGAGCTACTGCCGAAGGTGATACTCATAAGTTTGACATAAAGATAGCTAACAAGCACATAACAGAGGAAGAAGTTTGTACTATCAAAGACATAGTACTTGAGCACTTCCCAAATATAACATTCAAACCACTACGAAAGGAATAACAATGACAGCATCACTTTTGTTTTGTGTGGGTGAAGAACACTATGGACTTGATGAGTTTATAGTTGAGGCACAGAGAATGGGGGTATCTAAAAGGATACCTCTAACTTATATACCAGATGGTCTTGTACCATACGAGAGCCACGTCCTGCTAGCTCACCCGCAAGCAATCGTCAGGGTGACAGCGGAAGGCAGAGACCTTGTTGACTTAGCCTACGCCCTGCTGGAAATGGATACCATAGTTGCTGATGACATCATGGCTCTTATGGATGTGGAAAAGGAAAAAATCCATGGGTGGACAGGAGATAACTTGAAAGCTGAGGACTACGTACCCTTGCCAATGTTGACAATCTCAAGAGCTATATCAACACTTCCGACCTTCTTTAAAACAAAGTTGGAAAAGGAATATGGTATTGAATATATGATGGGTGTGTTTGGGTTTGCCCCATTTGGTCGTATAGAGTTTGTTCTACCAGATGGTGTTGACACACTGCCGGAGGAGCATAAAGATATACAGGCATATATAGATGCTGGAATAGTAACCCCTGTACATGTTACATACATGGAGGACGATAATGACACAAACGAATGAGCAAAAACTATACTCTTCTGGTTGGAAATATGATGATGTGCTTACAGTACTAATGGGGGTTGCAAACTGTGATATGAACTATATATCCAACAATAATGGTAGAGACTATGAGCAATGTCCACTGTGTGGTGAAGATGATTATTACACACGCAACATAAAACATGAACCTGACTGTATATTTTTACTTGCCAAAGATATGTTATGTAGGCACGAGGAGGAAGAAGATGAGATACTCAATTCGTAAGTTGACTGTTGTTGTTGATGTTGATGATACCTGTGTTGGTTTAGTTGATGAGTGGTTGGTTAAGTACAACGCCTTAGCTAATGATGACTTAAGGAAAGAAGAAATATCTTCTTTCGATATTAAAAAATGTTTTAAGCCGGAGTTTGCTGAGGAGGGTATGGCACTCATGTATCAACCTAGCATCTATGATAATGTTAAAGCTTTTCCTGCTGCCCTAAGTGCCATTGCTCTTATGCGTCAACGTGGCACTCGTATTGTATATGCTACACACTCGGCACAGGGAACAGAGGGGAGGAAGTTTACTTTATTAAATGACCTAGGGTTTGACGTGGCAAAAGAAGACTATGTTGAAATAGCCGATAAGTCCCTGCTGCACTGTGACCTGTTTGTAGATGATAAAGCTCAGACCTTTGACAAGATGAGAGAAGTGTGGCCTGACACAATCAGTATACTATATACTCAACCATGGAATGCTTTTCACCCAACAAAATTCAGAGGAAACTGGATGACAGTTATCTCAGCATACAATCACTTACGTCAGCTTAGGGACAACATGAATTGACCCTTGCGTTAATTGAATTTCTATGCTATAATTAATGTAAGAAATGGAGGGTATATGCAGATTGTTTCAGTAACAACTAGCAAGCGTGGTTGTGGACTACGCAAAGAATATGGTCTATACATAACCAGTGGTACAGGTAGTGCTACTGGTATTATTCCAATGTTTACATTAGTAATTCCACCAGTACCATATGCCTCGGCTTTCCATAGAACACCACGTATGGTTGATGCCTCAGTTGTATTACGTCGTCAACCTATTGAAGAGTGGTGGGTTGGAGCATCACAAGAGACTGAGGATAAGCGGGCTACTAAAAAAATTTCGGAGAAGGCTTTTGGTATGCCTGTATCTCGAAGACTAAAGGTTGGTATATGTAACAGGTGTACAACAGTTGAAGAAGCTTTTAATAAGCTATGTCAAACAATGCGAGCACCAATGTCTGGTGTGCTAGAGACAGCATTTAGAAACCTAGCGCTAACAAAGTTACCAGAGTACAAGTACACAGCACCCCTGTTTGTTCAATTACAGGAGGCATTAGTTAAGTCAACCAAGACAACAGATGTTTTACCTTATATAGAAATGCTTGCTATACTATGGCAGTTGGCATACACAGTGCCACCGACTATGAGGAAAGAGACCATACCAAGCATCCTAAGTATGATGGTTTCAATTGGTGCTGTGGAAGATGCCATGGAAATTAAGAAACAAATGACAGGAGGATAAGATGGACGATGCTTATCTATTTGCACAACGATGTGAGTTAGAAGCATTACTGGTACAGGTTGAGGGAATGAAAGCAGAGAACCAACATAGACTAGACTGTGGCAATAGCATAGCATATGGTGAAGATGCTTTCTTCGAAAAAGCTAGGGCTATTGTGGGAATAGGGGAGCATGTAATGAGGAGCAGATAATATGGGAAGACCAACAAAAGATGATGATAGAAAAATCAGCACACCAGTTAGATGTCTGGTGTCTGCACCAGTGTTCAAGATGATTGTCCGCTCAATGACAATGCGGAAGATGTCTATGAGTGAGTGGGTTCGCTTAGCAATATTCAAAATGTTGTTTGAAGATAGGTTATTGCCTAGAGTTAAAATGGATGAGACCTTTGATGGTCTTAGAAAGTCAGGTAAAATATAATGGCTATGTGTCCAATGTGTAAGACAGAGCAAACAAAAAGGGTGGCAGGTCTGTGCCCAAACTGTAAAGAACCTATAAGTATATACAAGGGGGTTTGGTACAGAGACACGGGCTCATCACCCACTGTGACTATACTTGAGTTTCTTGAGAACAGTGTATCTAAAAACCTCACTGCTGAGAGTGGTAAGCCCGTAGTATTTAAGATTAACAAGAAGTCACCAACATATAAACGTGAGTTAGTCACAGCCGAGCTACTACTGAGTGATGCTGACCACGACATAAACAAAGTAATAAGGGCAATCGCTCTATTGTTTTCAGATAAAAAGTTTAACTGGAAACTACGCACTTCTTTGGTTCAGGTAAGGTTTGACTTCCCACTAGCTCTTGCAATAGTTACTAGTATTATGGATGCTGAGGAAGAAGAATACCTTAAGCAACAAAAGCAGCTTAATAAAATTATGAGGAAAGAAGATGTCTTTTCCTAGGAGGTAACATGCAGTACCTAAAAAACTTTAAGATATGTTTGGACGTTGAAGAGATAAACCACATGGTGCGCTGTATTATGAGAGCACCAGAATTTGCTATTGACTTAGAAACTACTGGTCTTAACTTCACAACAGACGAGGTGTATGGTATCTCTACAGCAACAGCAAACTATGAGTGGTATATTCCACACCACATGTTGGAAGCGGGTATGGCTGCTATTAAGCTGGTTGGAGCACAGCCTAATAAACTTGCTATCATGCACAATGGCAAATTTGATATGCACTTTTTCCGCAACCATGGAGTTGAATTTAATCAAGTCTATGACACGATGGTAGCACAAGCTCTCGTTGATGAAAACCAGACACTTAAGCTAAAGGTACTGGCTGAGACAAAGCTAGGTATGCCAAAAAATCTACCACAGTTTAAAGACTTGGTTGCCGAAGTTAAGAAAGAATTAAAACTAAAGAAACTGTCTGATGTAACCATTGACATGATAGACCCCACCAAGCTAGCAGAGTACGCAGGTCTCGATGCTCGGCTAACTCTAGACCTCAAGCAAGTATGTACGCATGAGGTTGAGAAAGAGGGCATGACTGCTCAAATGATGAATGTTGAAATGCCTTTTCTAAAGGTTCTTCTTGACATGGAACGTGTTGGTTTTTATATTGATAACAACAATCTTCCAGTAGTTGCGGAGGAATTCCTTACCAAGCGTGACCACGCATACGAAACTTGGATGAGCTTGAGCAATGGAGTAAATCCTAACTCATCCAAACAACTTGGTAATTATCTATATACCACACTGGGGTTCACGCCTACTAGGTTTACAGACTCCGGTGCACCGTCATCAGATGCCCTATCACTAGCCAGACTAAAAGAGTATGATAAGACAGGCTCTATTGATGCCTTACTACAAGTAAAAAAATATAAAAAACTGCTTGAGTACACTGATGCCTTTAGAGACATGCAGATTGGTGGTAGACTATATGGTTCATTCAATCAGACTGGCACAGTCACTGGTCGACTATCATCATCTGACCCCAACCTACAGAACATTCCCGCCAAGGGTTTAGATGGTGCTCAAATACGAAAGCTCTTTATTGCACCAGAAGATAGTTACTTCGTAGACATTGACTACTCACAACTGGAAATGCGTATTGGTGCTCACTTCACAAGAGATAAGAACCTGACCAAACTCTTTGAGGATGGTGGTGACCCACACCAATTAACAGCAACGCTGTGTGGTGATGTTCAAAGGTATGTTGCTAAGGCTCTAAACTTCGGTGTATTTTACGGAGCAGGCCCAAAGACTATCTCAGAGACAGTCGAAAAAGGTGGCAATCCTAGACCATCACTTAAACAAGCCAAGTCATGGCTCAATGCTTTTGATAATGCTTACCCATCAATTAAGTTGTGGAAAGAGAGAGTTGTACAACACGCTACCGCTTTGGGATATGTTAAAACAATAGGTGGCAGAAAACGCAGACTGCCTGAGCTATCATCCCGTGATGATTCACTACGATTTGCTGCTCAAAGACAAGCAGCCAATTCGATTATTCAAGGTTCTGCTGCTGACATTGTTAAGGTTGCTATGCTTAACATACACCCAATAGCACAGGACTATGGTGCTGAAATGAATGCACAAGTGCACGATGAGTTAGCCTTTGAATGTCCACAAGCATCAACTCAAGAGTTTCTTAAAGTAGCTTCAAAGCACATGGTTGAGGCAGGGGAAATTCTAGGCATGAGAGTGGGTCTTGTTGCAGACGGGAAAGCGGGAGCTAGTTGGGGAGATACCCACTAAATTAGTACAAACTTATACTTGACATGGTGCTCTGAATATGATATAATTAATGTCATAAACAGAGCACCTTTAGTTAGGAGGACTATGGAAAAAACTACAGCATACAGCCCACATATCCGAGACTTAATCAAACAATGTGTTGATGATTGGGGCAAACCAGAAGACAACCGCAAGCTACTTGTACCTTATGGCATTCCTGAATTAGACAGAGCACTCTATGGTGTTGATGTTCTTAATGGTGAATTGGTTGTTGTTCAGGGACAAGAGAAAAATCGTAAGACAACTTTCATGGCAAATGTAATTGCCAACATCTGTAACAATGCAGAGCTAGTTAACCCACCTGTAATTAATATTGATACACTTGAGTCTGGCATGCCTCCTCGCAGATACAGAGATAGCCTTATATCTATTATGGCTACAAGGTATTTACTTGGTGAGGGACACACTCCATTCTCACACTGCCACGCTTGTGGTCAGGCTGTGTGCAATCAACTAGGCATAACCCCAGAATTTCTGATGTACAACTCAAGAACAAAAGACCAGCTCAAAGCTATTAACTATGCTATAGCTACTATGTCTGAATGGTCATTACTTGTTCATGGTGCTAACCCTATGCAAGGAAACACACGTGACTTAGGCAATGCCTATGACCCACAAGAACCTGCAGAATCACGTTGGGTAAGGCTAATTGAAGAAGAGGGTGTCAATATGTTTGTTATTGACCACGCCCAACAGTATGCAATAGCGGGTGAAGCATCAAGCTATGAAAAATTAATTAAGTCTGTCAGTGCAATCGGTGACTTAGTAGCTCGCTACAACGTGGCATGCTTCTTACTTACACAGGTCTCTCTAACGTCTGTAAGGGAATCACGCAACGGTGGTACACTTATGGCAGCAGGTGGTTCAAAAGCAGCAGAAGAAGCCAACTCTGTTATCTCTACAAAGTATGAGTCTGGCTCAGGAGTTATGAGAATTATTCTGGAAGAAAGTCGTAGAGCTTCGAGCTTTACTTTATGGCAACCTTTAGATGATGAATCTGGTTGTTTCATCGGACGTGCCACAACTAAACCTATAGGAGATATTGACTAAATGGAATTCAAAAACTTAGCACTACAGTTACCAGAAAATCCCAACGCAGAAATTCAGCGGGTGGTTGCAGAAATGAAACTTCTCCCGCTCGTTGAGGCTATACAGAGAGAGGACATCCAAGGTCTACTACCACCCGATGTAGTGGAAAACCTAGCTAGTTTATTAACCACTATCACAGACATGTTCTCCATGGAAGTACCTGATGTAAGTCAGTCTCCAGAAGAAACCCTCCGCCGTGTTAGCCGTGACGTAAACATTTCCCGTATCCTTCGTGAGCGTGGTCTATTCAGGCTATATCAATTCTGCCGGACATTAACAGAAGATGGTGTGCCTGTGTATCTGTCTCTTATGAATCCAGAAACAGAAGCACCATTTGAAAACCAAGAGAAGTTTATTGGTTGGTTCTGCCGTGAGGCTAGCATATCACGTGGGCTTGTGTTCATGCGGTTGGCAGCTATCGAGCGGACTCTTAGCCTAGGGTACACAGAGAGCGAGGCTTTCCAAATCATCACTGCTCGCCCTTATGCTATTCAAGAGACCCTTAAACTTGTTGGTGAGTGGACAGGCGGAAGTCTTGACTCCGTAAATCCAGAAGCTTTAAGACAGGTAGCAGAGCGAGTAGCCCCTGAGTTAGCAGAAGGCTTAGCCAACTTGTCAGCAGCGTTCTTAGCTGACCCGTCAGATGAGAACAAGGAAGCCTTGTTTACTGGAGCACGCCCAATTATGAAAGCTCTTCTTGAAGAAGTGTCTGGTCATGCTAGTAGTAAGGATGCTATGTCATTTATCAAGCATGACATCTTGGAGATACCAGAAATAAATTACACGTGGGACACAAAATCTGACGCTCTAGTGGTTGAATTAGTACGAATGGGCATAGATAGTGCAACAGGAACTAAAAACATCGTAGAGGTCATTTCTGTGCCGTTCTATGCAGATATTGTAGACCTTCCACGTGAGATTGTGGATGACTTAATCAGGCGCTTGCCTATCAGAAACCGACAGGATGTAGTATGAAGATAATTATAGCAGGCTCAAGAACATTTACTAATTATACACTGGTTGCTGTAGTGTGTCTAAAGGCAATTAAACATATCTATGAGCATGAAGATATATGGGGATATGTATTTCATCACGACATCACATTCATCACAGGCGGGGCTAAGGGGGCTGATGAATGTGGTTCTCGTTTTGCTACTGAGTATAAGTTTAAACAGGTATGTGTTCCTGCTGATTGGGAAAAGTATGGAAAGTCTGCAGGCATCTTAAGAAATGTTGAAATGGCTAAGCTGGCAACAGAGAAGAGAGGAGAGGTAAACCTTCTTCTTGCTTTTTGGGACGGCAAGTCCGTTGGAACAAAACACATGCTAGATACTGCTGTGAAGTTTAACATCCCTGCATACAAGATTGATACTGCAGGAAATATATCTAAGTATGATAACTTATTAGCCCTTGCATAATCTAACATCTTGTGGTATAATTAATACATCAAACAAACTCTAACAAAGGAGAAAATATATGGCAGAAGAAAACACTGGTTGGGTTAAGCTATTTGTGAATGGTGTACAAGTAACCGTCCCCATTAACCCAAATCAAACAATGACTATCGAACAAGCTACAAATATTCGAACGTCGATTGAAAGCCTGATGGCTGCTGGATTCACAACCGATATGGTAGGGACATCAGATGCCGAAGATGGTGAGACAATTGAGGAAATGAAATACTTCGTTCGTCGTGAGAAAGAAGAAGATGATGGTAGAATAACACCCATCATTGACATGTATGGGCCTAATGCCAAATTCCGCACCATGGGAATGTACCTAAATGAAGATGTTGATGTTGAGGCATTTGAATTAGCCACAGGATTATCCCTTAATAGTATGCCAGTTTGGCAGGGTAATCCAATTGAAAGAGGAGCAGCTGCAAAGTCAGACAAATTCTTTTCAACAGCCGATGAGTTGGTTAAGGTGGCATTCAAGCCAAACCCATACTACACCGAGGGAGCAAAGAAACCAAAGCGCAAATTCAGCAGATGGATGAAGGTTAATATCCACACTAAATCAGCTAATGGTAGTGCTCCAACTGAGGCAGAAGTTGAGTGGGCAATGAGCACAGTTGTTTCAAAGACTCTCCCACTGCCCAAAGAGTTCTTAGGAAAGACATTTGCAAAGGTAGAAGGAATTGAAAACTCCACAGCAGTAATTAAATGGTTAGCCGGTAAGGTAGCCAACAACGCAGGAGTTAAATTCATTCCTGAGACAGAAGAAGATAAGGTAGTTGCTAAAGCAGCCCAAATCCTTTCTTACAATATCTAAAAGAATTGAGAGCCGAAAGGCTCTCTTTTTTTATCTCAGAACTTTACACATGAAATGTCAATAAAGACATAGGCAAATAAAAAACCCCCAATTAATTTGGGGGTCTTAGTATACTAGAAACTTGGTTGACTTTTTATGTGTTGTGCATAGAACCCAAGACACTTTAAGTATGTTGCTGATAAGTATTTCTCAGGGTTTGGTGTTGATTTAAAGTGTGGCAATCGCTCATCAGTAAATAGTTTTAGTACATCATTGAAAGACCAACCATACTTTATTAACCCTGTAACCAAACCAGCTTCTGCCTCTGAACGTGAGGCATATCTTTTTCCTGCCTTAACCTTACCAGTATAAGTACTTATCTTAGGTATATTATATTGGGAGGAGTGGATTAATGGTATGATGTTTAACACAGGTGGGTTAGGATTTTTTGCTACTGGATGTAACCCAAAGGATTCAAAGGTTAATTGACTTGTGTCTCCAGAGTAATTAAGTTTATTTGATTGTTCTCTGGCGTGATGTGGTAGTAATTTATAAAACATGTCATATGGAAGTAAGGGCTGTGCTACAAACTCTTCAATACCACCCTGTATGAATTCATATTTACCAGACTCTACAGCACTACCAACACCAACAACATATGCAGGTCTCCTAAACCTAAACTCACCATGACCAACCTCACTAGGAAGTTTATAGAATGTTTGTACCCACTCTGGAGCATCTATCCTCACCCAAAAGTGTAATCCACCACGGGTTGGTGTCCTCACAATAGTAAGATGTTCATACAAACCAATCTTCTTCAAGAACCAAGTAACATTCTTCTGTGCTCTTTCATCATCAGCATCAATCACAGTAAACCTATTGCTTGACCCTGTGAATAAGCCAATGTTATCCCCCTCTTTAAAAGGAATTTCATTTGCATAGAATAACTTACAGCCTTCCGGTGGCATTTTAGTGCCACCAGAAAGCGGGAAGGGTAAGAAACCTAGTCTGCGGTAAGCCCGCACATAGTCAGCCAAACTATTCAGCATCTACTTCCTCCTGTTCAGAACCTCCGTCACCTTCAAACTTAACGAAGTCATTCAACTTCCATTCTTCAATAACCGGAATGTCTTCCTTCTTAACTTTCTCTACACGCAGGTGTCGAAGAGCACGGTTAACATCCAACAGTTTGTAGTGCCAGCTTTTTTCATAAGCATCTTGTGATTCATAACCATACAAGTAAGTCAGGTACAAACTACGACCAACAGACCAGTTTGTTTCAAACTTACCGTTTCGCTGATTAAAAGAAATTTCCGGCTCTTTCTTTGGCATTTCGTCTGCACGATACAGTCGTGACATTTCCTGAATGTCATGCCAGAAAGCATCAGCAACTTCTTTGTCGTCGTGGCGAACAGGAACTTCTGCCATACAAAAGTCATCTTTACTGATATAAACCAACAAACCTACACGAGTCTTTGCCATTTCCAAATAGGAATATAGCTGTGCCTTGTTGTGGTCATACCCCTTAAAGTCACCATCAGAGTCCTTGTTACCTTTGCTGTTATGAAAAGCCATGGAGTTAATGGATTTAACTTCAACAATAATTTGTTCTTTAAAACCTTTGGGGAAACGCTTCTTAAGGTCTTCAATAATAGCAGTGGATTTAGCAGCAATTACATCTTCATCAAGACTGTGAGCAAACTCTGCCAAGTTAGCATCAACTCGGCGGCGGGCATCATCCCAGTCAACGAACCCACCAATGGTTGCATCCAAACGACCCTTCATACCTAGGTGCTCAGGGGTTTCCTTAAGCTCCAGCCATTGCTGACTTGAGTGCAAGAGACCTGAGAGAGCCAGCGAACGGAGTACAATGTACTCAATGACATTGCCAGCTTGAAAGATGCGGAGTGTCCGCTGTGTGAAAGGATTAGTGATAGGAATAGCATTCATTGAACACCACCTATCTATAAAAGGCATCCCAATTTCTGATGGACGCATGTGTTTACGAGCCTTATAAGGCCAGTCTTTCGGTGTTACATTGTTCCAAGCATTTTGAATTAAGAAACTCTTTTCCTGCATTATATTTCCTCCGTGTCGGTTGATTTAATACATTAATTATACCATGTTTTTATTCTCAAGTCAAGTACTAATGTCTCTTCCTCTTCTTGAATGAACCTATCGACACAGGTGGGGTCATTGACTGCAAGATTTTCTCTGCTCCTATTGCACTGGGCTTGACCAGAGTTATGTTATCATACCCTGTCAAGATAAGTGCATGCTGTGTTGGTATCACCTTAGCACCAGACACAAGAAACAACCCATCCTTTTCTTCTCTTAACATGCTATCTGGTTTCATCTTTAAAAGAAAATTATCTAGCTCCTCTGGGCTATCAAAGTAATCTATTATCATATTTCCTCCGTCGCTGTTATAAGTTAATTATAACATTCTTTTAGTTAAATTACAAGGGTAAAAAAATCCCCATAGATATATTCAAATTCGCTAAAAACATATACTTTGTGCGACTTTGGTCTATGGGGACTAACACTATTTGTTATTTACTAATTACATTCTGTTGGGCGTAGGTCTCAACATCCCTTTGCGAACCTTAGCTGACAGCTCACTAGTAGCCCTGCGAGCAATGCCACCACAGTTACCACAGCGTAAAGCTTCAAATACATTAGCATCTGTAGTATACTCACCCTTAACCTTTAGCTCATCATAACCACACAGCGGGCAAATTTCAACACCCTCTTCTAGGTCAGCATAATAAGGAGTAAGATTGGGGTGTGACTTAATGTATGGTCGCATTCTTAAGTAGACCTCTTCAAGAATTAAAACATCATTGATGTTATATTCAAGCATTTCCTTTAGTGCATCTGGGTCTCCAGACATACAGTCCATCCACAATTTCATACCCGTGTGTGTTTTTCCAGAGAAACCAAGAACCTTACTAATGTAGTCCAATCTCTTTGAGGTAAACCCAAACACAGAGCGGGCAGTTGCAAGAGTATCAATCGACCTATATGGTGTTGGAGGTGTTAGACCATTTAAAATAAAGCGAGCATTCAATTTCTTTAGGTCAAACCCATTACCATTATGAGCAATTACAATATCAGCTTCTTCCAGCAAGTCCCACATTTCTTTAACAAGTCTTGAGTCGTCAGCGTTCTTCATTTCCTTTGGTGTCATAACACTACCAAAAGTTTCATTATCAAACAACCACTTAGCACTCCAACTAATCATGTGCCAGTCACGTATAATATTCTCCGGCGACAAATGGAGGTCATATAAACCCCAAGAGTAGACAACTAGTGGTGATGTCTCAATGTCAAACAGTAAAACATTTGGTCTCCTATCTGACATATCTTGTTCTTTATCCAACGCACTCTTGAACTTCATGTTTCTTGCTACCATTTGGCGCTTAAACCAAGCACGTAAAGCTTCACCATTTAAAGCACCATACTTCTTAGAAAGCCCATCCCAAAACTGTGAACCACTTCCCCTGCCACCAGACATATATGCCTTGTAACAAGCATCGAATACTACATCATCTTCTTCTACCATATACTCTCCTTAAAGGATTAATTTATTTACCTATTAATTATACCACCTTTATGATAATAAGTCAAGGTAAATAAAAAGGGTAGCAATAAGCTACCCTATTATTTATAGATAGTGAATATTAACTACGTTTCAAAGATTTCAGCAAGCTCATCTTTATACATAGTAATTTGGTCATACACAGCTGCCTCAATGATGGTCTCAAGAGCCCAAATATCAATCTTGATACCACGCTTTATAAACTCTTCTTGGGCTGCTGCCATAACCCATGCTTTCTTTTCCTCACCAATAGAGGACAATACACCAGCTAACCCAGACTGCTCGGCTGCAGATACCAAAGTACCCACAATCTCACGAGCGGCTTTAAAACTCTCTGCAGAGATTTGAGCCTTTGTCAAACGTAACTGTGATACAATCCATGGAATAAGGAAAGTAAGAACAAGAGGTGCTAACACCTGTATTAGTGTAGTTAAAACCAACCCAACAACTTCATCCATATTAATTCTCCTAGTTTAGAATAGCACCCAAGCCCAATACAGCCCAGTCTGTATCTGCTGGAGTATCTGTGTCAACATATACAAGATTTCCTACTTGACCATACACAGCGTTGCTAAACGGGCCAATATAGCGGGTAACACCAGCAGCAACAGGAACAACACGTTCTGAAACGGTCAGGTTACCATCAACCAATGCCGGTGTTTGAATTGTAACATTAATAGAACCAGCCCCAGTATTTTCAACTTGAATAATACGGTTCTGTCTTGCATTATCAAAATAAAACCCGTCTGCTGTTGCAGGGGTTAGCGTAGGGGCAAGCCCTGTACGTGCTGTTAATTGAGCAACAATTGCTTCTCTTGCCATAGTAATATCTCCTTATGGTATTTTATTTATTATCTTAGATAGCACCCAGAGCGATAACACCCCAAGTGGTGTCAGCAAATGTGTCTGTGTCGACATACACAAGGTCGCCTGTTTGTCCATAAATACCATTATGGAATGGGCCGATTAATTTTGTTACTCCAGCTGCTACTGCCACAACACGCTCGGCAATTGCATCACCATCAAGAGTTGCGGGTGTTTGAATTGTGATGTTGATTGAACCAGCACCAGTATTCTTGACAATAACCACATTCTTCTGTGACTTATTATCAAAGTACATACCTTCTGCAATCGCTTGTGTTAATACTGGAAGCAAACCAGTGGTTCTCTGTGTTGTTTGTACAACTTCTTCTAATCTAACTGCCATAGTAATTTCTCCTTAAGGTGTTATTGTAATAACATGTGGTATAACTGAGTAAATAATAAACAGAACTATACTCACTACAATCGGAATTATGATTGATTTTAAATTATCTCTTGCTCTAGTATCTTTGTTTTGTTGATTAGCAATTCGTGCAGCACATGTAGATGAAATTGCATCAACTCTTGCTTTTAATAATTCAGACTTTACAGTTAACCCAGCTGGGCCTTCTAGCTTTTCAGATATTTCTTTTTGTCCTTCTTTTAAACTTTCAGTATTCTTTTCTAGCTGTTCTACCTTTGTAACCAATGTAGTTTGTGATATGGCTAACCCATCAATTTTTAATCCTTGTTCTTTCAGGAGGTCAAGTATTAACTCACCTGTCACATTGTTTGTTTCTCCTGCCATAACGACACCTCTATTATTAATTTGTTTACACTTACTTCAAACGATTTCAGACGGTCTTTGGCAGATAATTATGAGACAATTTCAATGTTAAGGTCTACATTTCCTTTAATACCATATACCTTACCTTGGTCTGTAAACTGCCAGAATTTTACCCTGCTCATATTTAATGTTTCAGGAATCAAAGGCATCTGAATAGAGTAATTAAGTAAGTCCCATTCACTGATGTAGTTTCTTGTGGATAGTTTGTAGTATGGATAACCAGCAAAAGCAATTGGATATTTATCAAAGCGTTTGTCTCCACTGATATACTGCATAAAGTCTGTGTACCCAGTATATAACAAAGGAACACTACTACTATCAGCTTCAATTAAATTCATAAACTTAAGTAGGTCATCCTGCACCTGTGTCTTAGTCTTTGTAATCACAGCGCCATTGTTTATTCCAAGTGTTGAACGTGAATAGCTGTAATCTTCTAGGTCAATCATAGCCGGAAACTCATCACCCCACTCACCACCAACAGTTCTTTGTAGCAACCTAAACTGTTGTTCTGGAGTTGTCTCTGTCCAGTGAAAGTGGTATGGTAGTCGTGGCATACCAGAACGCTTGGCGTTATCATAGTTAGCTTGAAACCTAGAGTCCTCAAAGAGACCCACACCATCAGTGCACTTTATAAAAGCTATCTTAACACCACTCTCAGCAACAGCACCCCAAGAAATAAACTCCTGATAATAAGATATATCAATAGCTCTCCTTCCATGAGTATAGATTGGTTGTGGCGGAATGTAGACATCACTTGGTATTTCTGTAAGCATAGGATAGAAACAATAACCAACAAGTGGGAAGTCTATCTTTGCCCAGTTTAAGGAAACGCTGACAATGCGAACTTGTGTGCCCAGTTTCAGAGACCTGATAACTGAGCCAACTATTGGTGCTGTTCTTATGTTAAGAGCATCAACATTTACCTTTGCCCATCTTGCAGAACCGTCGCCCTGAGAAGCTAGCTTAGCTTTAAATATAGCTATTGAGTCACGAGGTATGAGGATGCCACGGGACGGGTTCGTAACCAGCGGGTCTGTTCCTGCTGCTAACCATGCGGCATCGAAGACGTTGAATGGAGCTTTGATGTATGAACCATTTATCATATATGGGTCGTGATAAATTATGTTAGTAGCATCAAAACCAACCACAACAACGAAGTGCATACCTGTGAACGTCTTGCTCTCGGTCAACCCAGCCTGTACAAGGGGGGTATATTTTACCAAGGCAATGACGGGTTTACCTTCCGTAAGCACAGCCTTGAGTGTGTCCAAGTTTGTATAGGATTTCCAATCTGTCAATACGCCTATACTTTGTAAGTCAATAGAAGCAACACTTACACTTAAGTAAGAATCACCGACAATACCCAGACGCTTATAAATATCATCTGGATTTTCAACAGGAAAACCATATGCCCCACGTATCATAGAGAGGCATGCGATTAGGCAATCATTTCTAAACTTGTCTGAGCCAAAACCCAACTGAGAGCGAAAAGGCACTTGAATTTGCATTACCATTATTCCTTTACTAAATTATTATAAGCAGCACTCAACCACTCTTTGAATTCTAAAATACTCATGTCATTTTTTGCAACATTACATCGTTTACAACAAGGAACAACATTATTTTCTACATAACCCTTTGATGAGTCAACTCTATCAATGCCATTTCTTGGGTATATTCCGTTTGTTTGTCTAGTAGGTATAATTCTAGCGGGTACTACACCACAGTAAAAACAATTCATACCAGTAATTTTCTTAAAAAATTCTTTACTTAAATCAAACGGAAGATTTCTATGCTTAGTGCCTTTACGCATTTCAGCAGATGTCTTATAGGAGTAATACAAGGCATTAAAGGATGCCTCCTCTGGTGGTAAACACAACTTATCAGTTTTCAAACATCCACAAGATTTAGTATGTTCACTCCTTATATCGTGGGCAGAAACCCTAACACTATTTCCACAATCACATATACAGTTCCACATGAGTCCACCAGACTTGGTTCGTTCCTCGGACAAAGTAGTAACTAATAACCTATTAAATTTTTGTCCAGACATATCAATAAATCTTGCTGAAACAGTGTTTGTTATCATATTATTCCTTGTACTGTTTATTACTTAGATTTCTTAGCGGGTTTCTTTTCGGGCATTTCTGTTCCAAGAAGAACCTTAGTTTTTTGAATGTTAACAGTACGCATGAGGTCTAAGAGAGCAGCTTCCACTGCTGACAAGCCTTCAACCGTGTGTACAAGATTAGGTGAAGCAGTATATTTGAATAAGCCATGTGGAGCTATCATCATGGTAATTACTCCCATGAAATCAAGAGCATTCCCTTGTTCTCTTGTCATCTTAGCCAACCCATCTAGTACTTCTTCGGCTTCTTTTCCCTCTATGGAAAAGGTCTCATTAAATTTTTTAAAAAACTCTACTTCTCTTTTTTCCACTTCTCACTCCTTAAATCTTTATGATATAATAAAGCTTAACATGAACAGGAAGATTATTTGTTGTTCCTATAGTAGCTGACACAGTGTGTGAGTGACCACCACCATTACCAATATCTACAGACCAGCTATGTGAGTGAATACTAGCAGGAAGTCTACCAGAACCACCAACCACATTAAGTGCTGGACTATTGCTACCGGAAGCAGGCCCAGCAGTATGACCATGTTCAGCAACAGTATTTGTAGCAGACGGGCCGGTATGGGTATGTGTTTCTACTCCACCACCAGTATTAACATCACCATCCACTGATGCACCACGAATGAATTTATCTACAAGATTAGGTGTGCCACCAGCACCATCACACAGTGCCCAACCGCTTGGTATAGAACCACCATCCCATAATATTATTGAACCAGCAGGTAACTCAGCCATTATATAGTCCTCATAATATAATAAAACATTAGGTATGGAGGAAGAACACCATCAGAGCTAGTATCAGGAACAGTGTGTGCATGTGCAGATTCAGTACTTGTATTTCCACTATCACTATGTGTATGATTACGCTGAGAAACATCAGTACCAGAACCACCGGACGCACTGTTTACGGTTGTTGTTCCACTAGAAGTTGCAATACTAGAGTTCCAAGTATGGGAATGGCTACCATCACTAGATGTGTTTTGATTACTATGAAGGTGGGAAGCAACCCCACCAGCATCATCAACATGGTCTTCACTAGATGCACTATAAATAAACTTAGACCTCAAGTCTGGTGTTACAATACTGTTATAAGTGCCACCATCACAAGGACTCCATCCAGCAGGAATTGCTGCAGAAGTACCATTCCAAAAGATTATTGCTCCAATAGGGAGTATAGTCGAAGTTTTCTTTATCCAATACAATCTGTGATAAGGGGGCATACTATCGGCAGATGAAGTAGTACTAAAGGTATGTGAATGACTACCACTATCTCCAGTATATGTTGAGCCAGCTGCATGTGAGTGACTTGGTGCTGCCGCTGTGTCTCCAGCCTGAGGGGCAACATTAGTAGAACCACTACCAGCAGCAGAACCACCAGATGCACTGTGTCCGTGATTTGCTTCTGTTCCTGTTGGTGTTGTTGTTGTGTGGGTGTGTGTGTTTGCACCTGCAGGAGTAGTATTTTTATTACCAGAAGATGCTCCCATAACAAAAGCATCATCAGCATCAATAAATAATTCCCAACCAACAGGAATATTAGCTGCTAAACCATACCAGAGAACAATGCTCCCTGTTGGTACATCCCACCCACCAGTATGTTGAACAGTAATAAATTTCATATTATAGACTCAATGTTAAAGTAACGTCTAAACCTTTTGTACCAGTACCAGTAACATCTACATTAACAGAAATAATGTCACCTGTTGCTACAATTTTTGTAGAAGCATTAATGACCGCTGGCGTAGCTGCCTGATAACTATTTTTGTCTGGAGAAATATCAATAGTCAACAATGTATCTAACATTGTAGCCCCATTCTTTGTGATGTCTACTGTTGGTAAACCTGAGCTAGAAGATGTATACACAGCGCTGGCGACATTAATAAGCTCTGCCCCATTTAGCTCAGATGGTACAGTCCATGAGATAACACCATCGGATACAATAAGTGGTGATGTCTCTGCCACAACCTTTAAAAGAACAAGTGTTTTTTCAGGACTAACAGCATCAATTGCATCTAGTCTACCCTTTACATTAGTAAAAGTCCCTGCTGGGTCAGTACCCAATTCAGTTTCAATTGCAAGTAAAGCTCTCTTAATCTGTTTAATATACTCTGCACTTACAGATAAACGAATTGCCTCACCATTAGTATGACCTTTACAGT